CTGCGATCAGAATCCGGTTATTCGGGAGCTTCATTCTAGTTAGACAGTTGAAGAGTTGCTCAGCTGACTAGGCCATAGAAGTGTACTCTTGACTGTGTAAGAGATGCAGAGGAGCTGATTGCTGTCCACGTCCTCCCATGTCACCTTGGTCACAATCTTGCCACTGACACCATTGGGAAAGATGAACCACGAGGAGCCATCGTGGGCGCCGGCGGCGAGGGGACAGACAATACTTTCACAGAGATCCGTTACGGTCGGTGCGAAAGGAATACCGTTGAAGGTGAAAGCAGAGGAGGCCGTACCACCCGTGATCAGGGCGGGGCTTGTATAGAGGAGCGTCCAGGTGACATTCTGGCCGGCGACGACCGTGTCAGACGGATCAGCGGCGAGCTTGGTGATCGTGAACACAGAGCCCGTGTTGCAGTTGACGATTGACGCCGTGGTGGAGGCAAGAAATGCAAGAAGGAGAAACATTCCAGCAAAGGACTTGACCTAGGTGGCGGTCGACTAGGCTCAAGTTTAAGGGACCTGGCCGGCTAGCCGCCAGGCTAAGGAACCCATACCTCTTCTAACAAATGTCCGAGACCCGCATAGACTTTCTCGTAGAGAAAGCGCCGGTCTGCCCTTCGGTCAGACTCGTTCGGTGCGGCGAGGCCTGGCTCGAGGTCAGCCTCCCCGTCGGCCTCGACCCGCTCTGGTCTGACGCTGACCGCTGGGTCTATGCAGCGGCGTATGCGGCGGGTCTTGCGCGAGGATTCGTAGAGGCGCGCGCGGTCGTCATTGCAGAGGCGATTGTCTTTAAGAAGCTATATGAGGGTATGAAGTATGATGTTAGCTTGGAGAGAGATATTTCACGAATTTACATCTAGATGACTGCGACCACCGTAGCCTCCGCAGAACTTGTAAAACAAACAACATACGTGTCAATTGCTATTCAAGTCATTACGGGTCTTCTAGGCATCTATGGCGTCGCTCTTCCGGTTGCTCCAGAGGATACAATTCTTCAAACGGTTTTACAGCTTGAACTTGTAGTTCAAGCAATCGAGCTTGCCTTTTACACGTTTTTTATTAGCAATTTCAGCCTCGAAGGCTTCGCAGCGTCACGCTATTTTGACTGGGTTCTTTCCACTCCACTTATGCTTTTTACAATGGCTATCTATTTCACATATGAACATATGAAATCATCTTCAAAGGAACTTACTATCGTTGAGTTTATCGAGGAGAATCGGTGGATTCTTGCCGAGATTATTGGGTTCAATTTCCTCATGTTACTTTTCGGATATCTTGGAGAAATAGGTGTGATCGATCGTTTAACTGCATTTACCCTTGGAACAGCATGCTTTGCTCGATCCTTTTACATTTTATATACCAATTTTGCAAACACAACACCGGTTGGAAAGAAACTATTTGAAGTTCTCTTTGTTGTCTGGGCATTCTATGGGTTTGCCTTCTTAGCACCGACTGTTCAAAAGAATATTGGCTATAACATCTTAGATATCATAGCAAAGAACTTTTTTGGAGTGTTTTTGGTTGTTAAGCTTTTACAGGTCTCTCGGAAATAACATAAGACCCCACAGAATCAAGAAAAACAAGCCCGTGTGAAGAAAGAATCCAACAGGCGTGGGGCAGCCGCCTCCGCTCGCAATATCCACCCAGCTACCTAGAAACTTCTGAAAAAGTTTGTATGTCTCTGGATTTGCGACTAAGAAGAATACGAGCGTACTATACAACGCATACTTGGCTTTGAGAGCGTAGTTAATTGTCCAGGCGGGCTTTGGTGCTTCAGGCATTCTACCTTAGCTTCCACATTCGTGGAGCGCGGCCAGATACAGTAGCGTGAGAGCGCCTTCAGACAGACGACCTTGCACTGGCGCAATCGCAGTTAGCTCCTCCTCGGTGAGAGTCGGATCCTCATCCATACCATCCACACCCTTTAACACAGTTCCCTTGGTGCTATTGAGAGCGTAGGAGGAGTTGCCGAGGATTTCAGAGTACTCGGCAGGCGGCTTCGCGTAGACACTCTTCTTTCCAAACATCGCCTCAATCGTCGCCTTTTCCTCAGGCTTGAAGTGAGCGTTGTAGGCGGTGGCGAGTGCAGCGACGGAGGCCGGGTCTACACTCTTGACTTCTCTGAATTCGAGAATCTCCTCGTCCATCGTATCGCTTTCAGACAGAGTATCTGTGAGATCGAGCAGAGATCGGAGAACCTCCAGGGATTCTTCGCAGGAGCCGAGATCATTTATCACGGCGCTAGACTTTTCTAGGAGAGACTTGGACGTTTCGTCAGGGCAGCTCAGGGCAAGAAGGATGAGAACGGTTTGGGCGGGGATGGGGGAGGCGCCGCCACCCTGTCCATCAATAAATTTGGAACCAAATTGACGCACTCTTTTAGCATGTAACATTTGTTCTGCTAGATCATAAGGAGCCGCACGAGCAGCACCCGCAGGAGCAGGAGCCACAGGAGCCGCTGCAGGAGCCGCTGCAGGAGCCGCTGCAGGAGCCGCTGCAGGAGCTGCAGGAGCCGCTGCAGGAGCCGCTGCAGGAGCCGCTGCAGGAGCCGCAGGAGCCGCTGCAGGAGCCGCAGGAGCCGCTGCAGGAGCCGCTGCAGGAGCCGCTGCAGGAGCCGCTGCAGGAGCCGCTGCAGGAGCCGCTGCAGGAGCCGCTGCAGGAGCCGCAGGAGCCGGCTCAAATTCTTGAAGTACAAGACCACCTGGAGCAGGCGCAGCGCCTGGACCACGTACCTGAAAGAAAGGTTCTGCTGCTGCGGCTGCAGGAGCAGCACCAGCTGCAGGAGCAGCACCAGCTGCAGGAGCAGCCGCAGGAGCAGCACCAGCTGCAGGAGCAGCCGCAGGAGCAGCACGAGAAGGAGCCGCAGCAGAAGCACCAGCCAGTAGTGTATCAGCATTAGCAGGATTAAAGTAAGAATTTATTATGTCAATTTCTTTGGCATGACCTTTAAAAAGTTTAAGTAACAATTCTTTGATAGTATCTAGACCTTCTTGAGTGTTTATATCAAAAGATTTATCTTTAAATAGGTTGTGCAAAGTAAATGTAGCGTGTTTTAATACTTTATCCTGTGTCTGTTCAGAATATGCAAGTGTCCTATTACTTAATAATTTATCTCGTATAACAGGCCATAAACGTAGTATTTTTGCTTGATTCTCTGCAGCCCTCGCGCCGGTTTCATCAGCAATCTGTCCTAACTCTGCTATCTTTGCCTGTGCAGCTGCGAGGGATGCATTCTTCTCACTATTCCTACGTTCCTTCTCTGCAAGTTGACTCCTGAGTCTGTCTAGATCAGCTGTAAGTGTGTTTCTTTCGCGTTCAAGCGCTGCTTTAGCATCCTCTGCATCATGCATTGCTCTCTGTTCTGCTGATTTAGCTGATGCAGTATTTGCTTGTGCAAGCGCAAGATTTCCTTGAGCCAATGCACGCGCAGCCTTTGCCCTTTCTTCTGAGCGTTTACTAAGTTCAGCAAGTTGCTGAGGGATCGATCTCTCAAGCTGAGCCCTCTTCGCTTCTGCCGTATCCGCCTCTGCACGCGCCGCCTCAGCCGCCAAAACCGCCGCCGCCGCTTCTGCACGTGCCGCCGCGGCCGCCGTTTCAGCCTCTTGTACTCTAGTATCAGCCAGCCTTATTAACCTATTTGCTTCATCAACTGTAGCCTCCTGATCCCCACGCAATCTGTTTGCCTCTGCAAGTGCACTCTCAAGTTCTGCTGCAACCGCAACACGTGCAGCCTCTGCATCGGCCGCACTCGCTCCGCGTCCTGCAGCCGCCTGGGCAGCAGCCTCTTCAGCCGCGGCTACACGTGCGTTAGCTGCAGATACAACTGCAGCCTGTGCCGCAACAGCCCCATCCTTCTCTCTGATAGCCGCAGCCTTCGCCGCCTCAGCCTCGCCCTTCTCTCTTACAGCCGCATCCCGCGCCGCCTCCGCAGCAGCCTGTGCCGCAACAGCCGCAGCCCGCGCCGCCTCCGCAGCATCCTTTGCCGCCTCCGCCTCGCCCTTCTCTCTTACAGCAACAGCCTGCGCCGCCTCTGCAGCAGCCTGCGCCGCCTCTGCAGCAGCCCGCGCCGCCTCCGCAGCATCCCGCGCCGCCACAGCCTCGCCCTTCTCTCTCTCAGCAACAGCCCGTGCCACCTCCGCAGCAGCCTGCGCCGCCTCAGCAGTTGTAGCACGATCCGTAGCAGCCGCCAGTTCAGTGGTTTTTGCAGCAGTCTCTGCACGAGCTGCATCGGCCTCTGCACGAGCTGCATCGGCCTCTGCCTGCGAGCGCGTTACTGCCTCATTCGCCACTTGAAGTGCAGCAGCGTGTGCCGTGGCTGCGGCAGCTACAGCTGCATCTGCATCTGGTGCAGCGGCCGCGGCCGCGGCAGCCGTAGCCGCAGCGCGTGCCCTCTCTGCCGCCTGTGTTGCCTCTGCCGCTGCCTCATTTGCTTTCTCCTCTGCCGCCTGAGCCCGAGCTTCAGCCGCCGCCTGTGCTGCCGCAGCCACAGCAACCTCAGCCTTAGCCGCATCAGCCGCCGCCTTTTCAGTCGCCGCCACCTTCTCAGCTGCCGCCGCTGCGTTCGTAGCCTCTGTCGCCGCCTTCTCCGCCGCCTCAGCCCGCGCCACAGCCGCCCGCGCCGCCGCCGCAGCACCTGCCGCATCACGCACAGCCGTATTCCGCGCCACAACAGCCGCATTCCGTTCCGCCCCAAGCTTCGCACCCGCCGCCTCGCACGCCGCCAATGCCGCCTTCACGCGAGCAAGCTCCGCCGCCTGTGCAGGATCCGCCGGCACAACACCCTTTAACACAGCCAGCAACTTTGCAGCAAGAGTTTCTAGCCGGCCTGTCGGCTTCTTATCCTTGATGTAAGAATCAATTGACGCAATCAGCGTATCCAGAGCGCCAGGATCGCCCATGTTCTCAAGTGCATCCAGCATATCATTCACCAGCGGCAAATCCTTCTCACACGCAGCCAAGCGCGTCTTCATCTTTCCAATCTCCGCCAAGGTTTCTGCACGCGTCTTTATTGTTCCATCAAACACAGCCTTCGCAAACACCTCATCGCCTGCAGACAGAAGCCGAATCAGCTCTGTTAACTCCGTCCACAACTCCTTCTTGGACTTGGCTTCATTTCCTTCCCCCTTCAGATCCGCCTCAAATGCGGCCAACTCGGCATCGCCAGCCGCTGGTTTTTTGTCAATTAATTCTTTGATGATCCGCAACATCCGCGCTGTATCAGGGTCAACAGCTGCAAGTGGAATACGACCCTCTTCGTTGTCATAGTCATAGCATCCCGTTTTATCCTGGAGACTCTCGTGTAGCCTATCCAGCTCATCATACTGATCCGCCTTTGCTTGTTGATAGAGTGTGTATTTACCAGGTTCCGCTGCTGTCAGCAGCTTGACGTTGCGGATGTCCTCCTCAATCGTCTTCATGCGGTATTCAATACTCTTGTTGAAATCAGCCCAGAGTTCAGATCCATTACACGGTATCTTGTCCTCAGGCCTCCATCCTGTGTAGGTATTTTCAGCACCAGACGCCTTCACATACATCTTTTGCAGTTTATCATAGATCTTGTTTGTATTCTTGTCAATAACCTTGTCACTAAACACCAAGCGGAAGAGAACCTTCATTGCAGATACACGCTCTGCACGCTTGGGGGTGTCGGCTGGAAGCCATCCCAAATACAGCTTCTCAAATCCGTCTGCAAGAAGGATTGGCTCGAGAGGGACGACTTCCTTCTCTTTGGCTAGCATCTCTGGCGACAGATCGAACACCGCGCGACCACGAGCACCACCCTTTGTTACAAGTGTCTTCTTTCCAAGCTCAACCGTCTCGCCGCAGATTGTGATGCGCGTCGGCAGCGAGCGAGGATCAATGCGGCCGAGTTTGACTTTTGCATATTTGGGAGTTGGTTTTGGCTTGTCTGTTGGTTTTGCAAGTTTAGCGATAGTGCTGAGAGAGTTCGAGATAGCCCCCCTGGCTTTACTTGAATCACGAATGAATCTATTTTTTACATTTTTCGCTGCGTTTATTGTACTCTTAACAAAATTTTGTTTTAGTGTTAAGGAAGGGGGCGCAGGAAGAGGGGAAGGGAGTGGTGTTAGAGGAGTGCTGGGAGGTGATGGTAAAGGATCTGGGATCTTAGGGGAAGGTGGCGCAGGAGGAGGTATGACAACAGGGGCAGGAGGAGGAGGTAAAGGATCAGGAGGCGCGGCTGCTTTGCGTGCTGCTTCTGCGGCATCAGCTGCGGCCTTTGCTGCGGCTGCAGCTGCGGCTGCTTCTGCTGCAAGTCGCGCTGCGTCTGCCTGTGCGGCTGCTTCTGCTAATGCTTGCGCGGCTCTAGCCTCTGTCACCTTTTTATCTATGTTAATATATAGAGTATCATATTCAGTTTGTTTAGTAGTATATAATTTTTGTTGTTTATCCGTTAAATCTTTCAGATTATCGTAAGACATCGATACTGTTATATATTTTTCATTTATACTTTCAATCATCTCTGTATCCTTAGCGGCATTTAGCTCTTTCATTAATTTATCTATTTCTGTTATTATGTCATTTAATTCTACTGCGTTATTTGCAATGTCTTTAATTTTATTAATGTCTTCTATATTTTTATTGTATTTTGTATTTTGTCTCTTATATGATTCAAGATCAGATTTGTCTACCTTTTCTTTATGATTATTATATTCTCTATTTATGGCAAGAAATTCATTATCATAACCTTTTTGTGAAATATCATTAAGTAATGCATTATTTTCATCCTCTGTTTTTATATTTTCTAGGCGCCCACGTAATTCATTTATATATTTAATCATTTCTTTATTAAGAGCATCAAGTTTACGTATTTGATCAAGTACAACCTTGGTGTTATCCTCCTTAGTTTTTGAATCTTGTGCAGCCTTGGCGTCTGCAATGGATTGCTGCATCTTCTGAAACCCTTCATTAATTCCCTTTATTAGCAAATTTTTTTGTTCTTCCGTTAATGTATCATTATTACTGCCAACTGTTGCATCTTCTATTGCTTGACGTAGAGCTTTATTGTGATCCTCAAGGGAAATACCAGATGGCGGCTTGTCTATTAATCTTGTAATAGCTTCATTTAATGATTCATTATTACGAACATCTCTAAAATAAGGACTGTTAGGATCAGTAATAAGATTATTTTTTACTATCTTATATATATCACTTATTTCTTTTATTTTTCCATTTTCATTAGGAAGTAAAGTATCAAATTTAAATATTGTTCTTTTTAACATTAATAGTTGATAGTCACCGGTCTTAAAAAATAAATTTGGATTACGTGTCGATGAAATATTTTCATCCTTTTTAATATTCTTAACTTCTACTTTATAACACTCATCATTATTCAACAATTTAATTAATGCATATTCGTCTTTTTTATTTTTCCCTACATAACAATCTGTTCTTAGGTTATCCTCTTGTATATCTTGTAATATTAAATTTTCTAGAGTCCTTTTAGCAGCACCTGTACCTGCAGGAGCCGCAGGAGCCGCAGGAGCAGCCGCAGAAGCCACAGGACTCACAGATGCTAAAGAGGCGTCACCATCTGCAGGCCGCCTATCAAAGAGAGCTCTAGCCGCCTGTAGAATTTCTTTCATACCACCGCCCTCCTGCCTACCGCCTTTCTGACCTCCTCCCGCCGCCGCTGCTGCACGTACAGCCAGCGTCTCAATCTCTTTTAATGCTTCCATTTTGTTTCCAAGCTGTGATGATGGTGACAGAGATGTGAGAAGGCTCTTAATCTTTGCCTCTATTACAGGATTTTCTGGGTTTACTCTTTTTTCTTCAAAAGTATCAATTGCGCGATTGAGACTCTCAAGCGCCTTTTTCTTGAGTTTATCTGTCTGCGCAAGTCCCCTCACAACTAACACTTTGTGCTCTTCCTCTTTCTTAAGAGCATTCCTCGCCATCTTAAGATTCACAGGTGACTCAAAGTCTGTATTCTCATATTTCTTCTGTTCCGCCTTGACTGTATCGCGCAGATTATCAAGCTTAGCATCAAGTTCGCTCAGCGTTTCTTTAATTCCTTCTTCCGTTAGCTTTGCGACTGCCTCTTTGGCTGCGGCAGAGTTAGCGTTGACTCTTTTTTTAATCAGAGCATTAATATTCACTTTTTCCTGTGCCTCCTCTGACAGTTTACTTGCCGCAGCATTCGTTTTTTCAAAGACTTGACGAGCGCGATTCATACGATTTTCCTTTATTTCCGCATTCTCTTTTGCTGCCTCAATTTTCTTAGTAACCACCGAAAGCTTTGCCTCTGCATCTTCCAGTTTCCTATGCACAGTGGCCGCAGCCTCTTCTGCTTTCTCGAGGTTTCCTTTATTCGCAGCTTTTTCTGTTAACTTATTCAACTCTTCAAGTTCCTTTTCGACGGCATGCTGAGAAGCAAGTGTATCCGCCGCCTTTGCCTTGATCCTGTTATCTTTCGATGACAACTGATAGGTAACATCTTTCTTTAACTTCTCAATCTTTGTGGCAAGTGCGTCAATCTTAGCCTTGTCTGCCTCTCCAGAACTCGCAGCCTCTTTGATAGCCTCCTGCACTTTTAACACTGTAGCATCTGCCTCAGCAGCTTCGCGCGTCAGCCGCGCAATCCGAGTCTCTAGACCTTTTACACTGTTTTTTGCTGTTTGTATATTTTTCCTGTATGATCGAAGCACGGATAGCTTCCGCTTGTTTACAATATTCATAGGAGTGCGAGAAGGGGGTTTTGCTGTACCCTTTTTCAAAAAAATTATTTTCTTACGGAAAGCATTCTTGTCCGCATTAGTTCGTATGTTTTTACGTACAGTAGCATTTCGGTTGCTCTGTCTTTTTTCAGCTGCATTTGAAAACTCCTTCTCAATCTCTCCTGATGTTTTCGATGGAGCTACGGCCTCATTTGTCCAGTTTACATTTTCCTCACCAGGAATTATAAGATTCTCATCTTTAAGTTTAGAAATATCTAGTGGCTTCACTAAACGTGCCTTCCCTAAACTTGACCCTTCCTCGGCCATCTATTCCCTGTCCCGCCTTTTAGCATGCCTGCATCAGACTCTGAAGTCAAGCCTGATGCAAAGGATACCAAAGTATTTAATCCCTGGAACCCCCGCAACAAGATTATTGACGACGCCACCCTCCACGCCATCCTCGCCAAGTATGGCGTGACGGAGCCGCTGCCCCACCCTGAACTCTTTCGCCAAGCGTGTGTCCACAAGTCGTATGTGGATCGGCGAGAGGAATGGGCAAGTGAAGCGAGTGCTTCTGCCTTGCAAAGGTCTAGCGAAGCTGCCTCTGCTGCGCATGCCCAAGCCACCGAAGAACTACTCCTCGCCGAGCGTCCTCCCAATTGTCTGCCACTTCAAGAGGCTGACAATGAGGAGTCGGAGTTCGCTGGCGACAGCCTCCTAGGCTGTGTGGTTGCTCTGTACTTGTATGAACGCTACGCCGGAAAGGGCGAAGGCTTCCTCACCCGTCTGCGCACACGCATTGTCAATAACAAGATGCTCGGGGAGCTCGCCAAGAAGCTCGGCCTCGAGCCGTGGATCATCGTCAGCCGCCATGTCGAGGACGTGTGCGTGGGTGGCCGTGGGAATCTCCGCCTTCTCGGATCGATGCTTGAAGCCTGGATCTACGCGCTCTTCAAAAACTATGAAACCCCCCAGAACCCAGGCAGAGGATTGCCTCCACACCCCGAAGGAAGCAGGGGTTTCAAAGTTGTTCGCACCTTCCTTGTGAATGTCATCCAGCGCCACGTGAATTTCGTAGAGCTCATCACCGATGATACAAACTTCAAGGATCAGCTCCTCCGCCACTTCCAAGCCACCTATCACCAGCCGCCCCGATACCGGGAGGTTTCAGTGGTAGGACCTCCCCACGACCGTGTCTTCACAATGGGAGTCATTGACCCTGCGAACGAGACTAAGATCATCGCCAGGGCAACTGCACGCAACAAGAAGGTGGCGGAGCAAGAGGCGTCGAGGTTGGCGCTCGCTGCTCTGTGTCCTGAGTAAGCTCTGCTTACAACCTTTGGTGAGTAAGCTCTGCTTACAACCTTTGGTGAGTAAGCTCTGCTTACAACCTTTGGTGAGTAAGCTCTGCTTACAACCTTTGGTGATGCCTAATTAGATGTCGGCAGTCAAGCCTGTACTCAAACTAAAATTCAGTAAGCCTGCTGCAGCAGCAGCGGCAGCTGCAGCAGCAGAGCCAGCACCCGCTCCCCTTTTTCGTGTAAGAATGGCGACTCTCCGTGAGGTCGAGGATCTCCCATCCGTTGCCCAAACCCAGGACTTAACCGCAATGTCTGCGAAGGTTCCTGAAGCGGCGGCTGCGCCCACTCCCAAACCCAAGCCCCAACCCCTTTTACAAAAGCCTAAGGTCGCCGCTGCTGCCAAACCCCAAGCCACTGCCCAGGCAATCGCATCCTTCCCTGAAGACATCCGTCCTCTCGCTACAGCAATCTACGACTCCGAACACGCTAACAAATACACCGTTCAAACTCCTGTCTATCCTCTGCAAACCCGTCGTGGATTCAATCGCCAGATTCTCAAAGTCTTCCGCGAGTTTGTCCAAGTGCCCGAATACGGCAAAGCCCCGGACTTCGATGCCTGTAAGCGTCTCGGCGCTGGAGCACAGGAACAGCTCGAAATGTACGAGTACCAGAAGTTCGTCCGCGACTACGTCCGCCAAGCCACACCGTACCGCGGCCTTCTCGTCTACCACGGTCTCGGCAGCGGCAAGACCTGCTCCGCCATCGCCGCCGCCGAAGCCATGTTCGGTGTCTCAGGCAAGAGGATTATCGTCATGACCCCTTTTTCACTCCGCGACAACTTCATCCGTGAGGTGACGTTCTGCGGCTTCCGCCATTTCCGTCTTCAGAATCACTGGATCTCTCTCGACCCTTCTCCCACCAACTCACTCTTCGCTACCCAGATTCTCGGTCTCCCCCAAGACTACGTGAACAAAGCCACCTCCATCTGGGTTCCCGATTTTGACAAGGAACCTAATCTGGCTGAACTTTCCGCCCCAGAGAAGGCCGCTATCCAGAAGCAGCTGTTTGCACAGATCAATAGCCGTATCACCTTCATCAACTACAACGGCATCACGGCGTCAAAACTGAAGGAGATGGCATGCAGTCCTGCTGGCCAAGGCGGGCAAGGTCCTTTTGACAACGCCATCATCGTCGTCGATGAAATCCACAATCTAACACGTCTGATGCAAGGCACCATTGAACCGTATCTCACAACTCTCCCGACGCACAAAACCCGCACGATCCCTCTCGAACCGATCACCCCTGGTCACTGGACTCCTGCACTGTGTAAGAAGGCATATGATCCCCGTCGTCCGTACCAGACGAACTACAAGCGCGGCTACCTCCTCTACAGACTCCTAGCCACCGCCCGCAACTCCAAGATCATTGGCTTATCCGGCACACCGCTCATCAACTTCCCTGAGGAAGTCGCGATTCTGATGAATCTGCTCGGCGGCTACATCCACACGGCGACCTTCTCAATAGAACCCGGCACAGTTGCCCCGACCAAGGCTGTTGACACTCTCCGCTCCATTCTCAAGGAACACCCCTTCGTGGACTTTGAACGAACGGAACTTGCAGGACTCTCCATCCGCACCCTTTTTACACTGCTCCCTGAAGGAACGAGAAAAGTCCGCGATGCCGCTGGCGAAGTGGGCGCGGAACGCCTGCCGCCCGGCACCGCCTCCCCGACGATCGAAGCCGTTCTCGCCGAGATTCTTGATACGGCGACGAAGAAGGGATTCAAGACGGTAGGCAACCCCGACTATAAGTCCGAACCCCTCCTGCCTCCGATCGGCGATGAGTTCCGCGCATCCTTTCTTACACCTGATGGCAAGTCGCTCAAGAACACTGTGGTTCTCCGCAAGCGTATCCAAGGACTCGTCAGCTACTACCGCGGATCGAAGAAGGAGTTGATGCCGACCGTGACCCGCGACGAGATTGTCCGCGTTCCGTTTACACCGTATGCACAGGGCATCTACAGTCTCATTCGCAAGGAGGAGATCGAGGCGAAACTCAAGCAGAAGACGGAACCGGCGGGTGATGCGGCAGCGCAGGCGGCGGCTGGTTCGCGTGTGGCTAATCTCTGGGCTGAACTCTACAATTTGGCCAAGATGAAGTCGCCCAACAGCTATCGTATGGCCAGTCGGCAGGCGTGTAACTTCGCCTTTCCTGAGGGCATCGCCCGCCCGCGCCCTGGAAGCCAAGTGGAGGCGATAGAGGAGGCAGGCGGGAAAGGCGAAGACGCAGAGGAAATGGGTATGGTGGATGCCCGCCCCGTTGAAGAGGATGCGATTGTGCTCGCTCTTGAGGCGGAAGTGGAGGCGGCCGCAGCGTCTGCAGCTGCAGCGGCTGCCGCGGAAGCGGAGGACTATGCAATTGAGGAAAGCGCTACACGGGATGCAGTGGAGAAGGCAAAGGAACAAGGCTCCGCTACGGCCGCCGCCATCGCTGCGGAACTTGCGGAGGAGGATACGATTCTTGTAAAAGGAAGGGATGCTGTTCCGGCAGGGGAGGTTGCTCCTGTTGCTGTTGTGGCTGTGGCCAAGCCCAAAACCAAGGCGGCTCCTAAAGCAGCCCCTGTTGATACAGCTGCCGCGACTGCAGCCTTGGCGGAGATTGCAAAGACAGACGCTGAAGTTAAGAAAGGGGCAGAGGCACGGGCAGAGGAATCCAGGAAAATACGCGCTCAAATGGATGCTATTCGTCAGGCAAAGAGTCTAGGGGCTACTAAACCTCAACAGGGTGGTGTTAAGAATCCGTTTAATGATGATGAGGAGGAAGAGGAAGAAGCTCCCGCAGATGCTGCAGCTGTAGCCAGCAATCCGTTTGATGAGGAGGAAGAGGCTGAGGAAGAAGAAGCTGAGGTCGCTGCTCCTGAGCCTGTGGCTGAGGTCGCTGCCGCTCCCGCGGTCGCGGTCGCCGGCCTCACTGCCGCCAATAAGCTCCGCCTCCAGCGGAAGGAGCAGCAAGAGGCCTGCAAAGCCGGCTTCCGCGATGGAGAGAAATACATGGATGCAACCAAGCGCGCCAAGAAGTGTTTGGAAACCTTCGCCACACCCCGTCTCCGCCTGTACCCGATGGGCAAGAAAGCAATCCAAGAATCTGCCGCCGGCGCGCCTCTCCTCGCCACCGGCCTCGTCAACTACTCCCCCAAGTTCGCCGCGATTCTTACCCGGATTCTGGAGTCCCCCGGCAGCAGCCTCGTCTACAGCCAGTTCCTCGATATGGAGGGCATTGGAATCTTCCAAACGGTTCTCCGCATCAATGACTTCCTCCCTCTTACACTTGAGTCTGACGAAGCCGGCAGTTTCCGCTTCAGCGAGTCCACTCTCAAAGGTCTCGCCCGTCCCAATACCTACCGCTACCTCTCATTCACTGGCGCAGAGAGTCGCGAGCAAAAGGCGATGGCGCTCCGTGTTTTCAATGCCCGCTACAACGAAGAGAAGAAGGCCTTCATAGACCTGCCTGCATCCATGTCGGCTGCTCTCGTAGCTGCAGGATTCACCGGCAATCTCCGCGGAGAAATCTGCCGTGTCTTCTGTATCACGAGCGCCGGCGCTGAGGGTCTCTCTCTTCGTAATGTGCGCCGCGTTCACATCATGGAGCCGTATTGGAACCACGTGCGCACAGATCAGGTAAAGGGTCGTGCCGTGCGCATCTGCTCTCACATTGATCTGGAGTACAACGATGACCCAACAAAGAATGAGCGTACTGTTGAAGTGTTCACATACTGCTCAGTGTTTCATCCGAGTGCGATGACTGCCAGTGCAGGCGTGTATCCTCCCGTTGACATGACGATCGTAAATACGGATGGAGTCAAACCGGCGGAGGCCAAGGATCTTGATCTTCCGGTTCCTGAAGGGGCACGTGACTATGTGATGACATCGGATGAGTATCTGTATGTTCTCAGTGAGAGCAAAAAGAAACTGTTAAAGGAAATCCAGGATTTGATGAAGACGAGTGCAGTGGACTGTCAGATCAATGAATATGAAAACGAAGAGGAAGGTCTGGGATGTCTAACACTCCCTGGGAGCTCAGAGGACTATGCGTTTGATCCGGATCTCAAGCGCGATATTACCGACACAGCCACCGCCTTTGAGAAGGTGGAGGCTGCTGCCGCCCCTGCGGCCGCCCCTGTGGCCGCCCCTGCGGTAGCCGCGGCCGCAGCCCCTGCCCCAGCACAAAAGCCCGTTGTAAAAGCAAAGGCTCCTACGGTGAAAGCTTACTATATCAACGATGCAACAGATACGCCTAAGTATCTCGCAATCCCTGTTGTAGGTCCCGGCGGTGCTGTTCTCAGTTATAAAGTGTATGCGGCGGGCGATACGAAAGCGAAGAAGCTCCTCGGCACAACGATCGCAATGGCGTCTGGCGCCCCCTCTTCGAAGATTGACTTCATCTAACACCTCAACCAGGCAAATGGGATGGCTCCCGCCACCGCCCTGAACCCGGTTCAACAAGTGGAGGATCTGCCCAGAGCGCCTTTCCTCCGTGAGCAATGGTTTGCGCATTCAACTCCCAATCCAGACACTCTCGAAACGGTACAATCGTTTTCAAGAGCTTCTGTACAAATTCACGCCGAAACAGCATTGAATCCGTGCACCGATACACCCACTGATGCGGCGGTTTGAACACCTCCGTGGGCGCAAAATACGATATCGCCTCGCGTCCCCGTGGCCGTGTCCCAACTCCTTCACCAAGACTGATATAGTCCCACGGTTCAGACGTCGCCTGGGTGAGAACACTCTCCAACCTTTCACAAAAGTCTGGCCTCAGCACGACGTCCGACTCAAAGATGATCACTTGAGACGCCTCTGATGCTGCCGCCGCCTCAAGCGCCTTGCGAAAGGTCAGAACAAGACTGATCTCACCCCGGCTCATACAGGCCGATTTGTAACTGAGAGCAACGTTGAGTCCTAATCGCGGCTTGAATGGATCATAGACGGCAAAGATATCTGCTGCCGTCAGCTCGGAACCCCAAGGACCGCGAATCCATGTGATGCGTTCTAGAGGGATGCCGCGCGCTGGCAGATGTTTACGTAACCATTCATATCTCTTTCGTTCGTGTTCGGGATGACACAACACAAACACGGGCGGCACCAGGGGCATTTCCTTTTAACACAGGTTCAAATGAAGTCTTTACGCACGCAGCGGCGGCTCTTAGGCGTTGCCTCTAGGCTCTGTAGCCTTAGGCGTTGCCTCTAGGCCAACGCGTCATCCAGCTACCTTGTACATCTGCTTTCACAAGATCGCTGGTGTTCATAAAATCACGGAATCCGTGAATGAAGGCAAGATCACCCTCAAATCCATACAGCTCTCCTCTAGCATCTGCAATATCAGGATACTGTGCCCTCGTCAGAGATCCAATCCGCATCTGGGCAGACTCATTCGCATCATTTGCAGCGGATCCAGTAATGTAAGAGCCTGTATTTCTCTGCCTTGATACCATGGTGTTCACGAAAGAGGTCAATCCACTTGCCGTCTGGAGTGCAGAAACCGGCGCAGAGCTTACATTAAATGCCTGAACACCATATCCATCACTCACAACCTGAAGAACAACATAGTTCCACTCATTCACCGAGATCGGCGCAATGGATGTTCCTGTCGTCGTTGTCGTATGCGTAAGTTGATACTGGCCATTTGAATTTCTCAGCGACAGTCTAACGCCCTTGCCTGTGCTATAATTGTACCAGCACAGTATGTTTGCGTTTGTATTGGGCGACAATGAAGCACGAGGATTTATCAGTAGTGAAAGAGTACGAACCGCATTGAATCCTAGACGCGCCCTCATTGTCCAGCTGCTTGACGATGTAAAAGAGACATATCCACGCCCTGATCCCTTTGGCGCTGTGATGGCCACCCCTTTCACATCTACATCAAAACTGGGAATCGCCTTTCCTCCATAAGAGATTGCAGACTGGCCGTTCCAACGGCGCTCATACAGTCCCATTGTGGTAGGTGCCCCCAGATTCGGCCGTGAACACACCTCGTAGTTCAACCACGGCGCGAGAGGTTCCTGAGTAAGGTACATGGTTGATCTCTCAGCAAATGAATTGTTCGGATCTTGCCACGTCGGCAACCCTTGTGCCCACCATCTGAAGAGAAATGAAACTCCGCCATATCCTTCAAAATACTTAATAACAATTGTATTTGTTTTTTTCTTTGATTCTTCGGTTATACGTACAGGCGTACTCACATACCATGATGCACCTTGGTATCTCCATGAACCCCAATCTCCTCTCGCGTATCCAGTGCCCTCAAACGGATTTTGATTTACGCCGATCATGAATCCGTCGTCAGGAGATACCAGGAAATACATATCCTGTTGTGTATCTCTACGGAATTCAAACGCAGTCGTGAATCCGATGTTATCTGCGGGAACACCATAGGCCATAAGTTGCTCCCGCGTTGAGAAGGCAGGAAGAACGGGACCGTCCTTTGCCAGTTTCAGATCACATCTGAGAATCGTAGGAGGCGCTGTACCCGTCGAGACTTCGCCGAGGTGGATCCAGACAGTCTCCGCGCCTCGGGTATTGTCATTGCGAGGGAAGTCATTGGTTAGCGGCGGCGCAGATGAATCCGCACCTGTGAACTCAAGAATCGCAGCCGCATTGGTTGGCTTATCTGGTAGTGGCACATTAACAAAACCCTCTTTTACACCTTGCAAGCGCTTGAAAAGACCGTCGGTATAGTTGAGATACTGCTGATACCTCTTCCCATTCCAGGTGTTGAGTGTAGGGTATCCTCTCCCAGCTTCTGTGCCGCCCTCATTCTTCCAATCGCGCTGGAGGCAGACGATGTTTTGTGGTGTAATCAGAGTCGTCGGGGTCATCTCTGAACAGAAATTGTAGGCATCGAAGGCACCAGCTTTCAAACAGAGATCACGCGCGGAGGCGCCAAGCTTTGTAGTTTCACCAGCACTTGTATTTTTCACTAGCCTGCCGAAGTCATCAAGGGCGGTTGACATCGTAACAGATCCATCGTTAAACATAGCCGGTGTAAAATTCGGAATCGCCGCTGACTTATAGGCCGCATAGGATGCTTTTCCAGATATAACCTTATCGTACTTATCGCCTCCCATTGTACCCTGCAGAGAGGTGATCAGAGTTCCTTCGTCACGGCATCCGGCAAAACGGGCGGCGTTCATCATACAGTCGCGCGACAAGGGCACTGTACAGTTGGCGATGTCATTCATTGTGGCAAATCCTTCTTCACCGCGACCATGGCTGCGCCCTCCAACAAATCCCTGAACCTCGGGAGGGCATGTACCACGACTCGTCGTGACAATATCCTCGGATCTGCACGTAAGATTTGGGTCTCTCGGATAGCGAGCCGTTACAATCCCTGACGCCAAGCGTTGAACAGGAACCACGGCACCACTCGTCTTACAGTATCCACAGATGTCCTGGAACTCTCCAAGTAACCTCATCTGGGAACACTTGTTCGCATTAGCACAAGCCCGTGTACTGATGTCTTTCTCCGCCTTCGCCAAATCCCAATACCACTTTGCGCCACCAGGCATCGGATCGGCTGTCTTGTCCAGGGGTCCATCTGCAGTTCCAAAGGCACCCCTGTTAATCTCAGGGTTAATGCCTGAGCTGGGCTTGTAGATCCATCCAGTCGCCGGCTGGAGAGCAGAGTATCCGTTCTGATCGATCTGAACCTGTCGGAGACCAGCGACTCCTTTGTATCTACGACTGTTAGCTATAGCTGCGGTGCGTGCAGTTGTATCGACCTTAGTATCAAGCAGATCCAGACCATTCCCTGAGGCGGCAGCCAGCATCGCGGTGGATGCAGTAATCCTCGGCGGATTTGTAACCCCAAATACCTGGGCTTCCCGAAAAGTTGTCTCTGAATTATCAAGACTCGAGGTTACTCTGCTCGCCATTCTAGACCTGCGGGCGGAAATTTAGGAGTAGAGGATACAATTATCGCGGTCACTCCGCATGTTCCAAAGTCTGATTCCCTTTTACAAAGTGAATCAGAATGTGTTAGAAGGAATTTGGGGTTTACTGGCAGTTACGGCTTCCCTTGTGGCCACGAAGCTTGCCGCAGCGGCAGCGCTTGGTGCTGCGCTTGGTGCTGCGCTTATGGTGCGCCGAGCGGCTACGGTGGCGGGTGCTGTGGCGACGGCGGCCGCCACGCATACTTATCAACTCATCTGTTGTTGTTAGAGTAACACCATTATCCTCACAGTATTTTAAGAACTCATTTGTTGTCTTGACAAAAATAGTTTCAGGGAGTCCTAATCCCTTGAGATTTACCATAGAAGATGCATCTGTAAGAAGGTGGATCGTTGCATCAGGGTTCTTCTGCTTCTTCTCCTCGTTTAAATCACGAGTTGACCAATTTACACAGTGGCTGAGTGCCTCTCCGCAGACAACAATCGGTTTACCATGAGACATTAAAGATGCATACAGTTCATCGTTAAAATTTGTCTTAAGATTTGCATGATCCTCTACGTCAGAATTAGCCTCGTTTATTTTACTGCCATCTTGAACGGGTTTAGTACCGCGGTAGAGAGTCTGAACAGCGGCAGGCGCAGTTCCCTCAACTGGTAATTCAGCCTTAAAGATACTGTACATTTCAGTGGCTTCATTTTGACCCTTAATATGATATTCCACGGGGACTCCCCTAGCTGCAATTGCGTCAAGTGCCTTTTTTAACGGAGGATACACAGCATGTCCAGGCGTATTCTCAAGACAGTGATTAGGCCAAATACAGGGTGTAAACTTACCACCTTCAACAAGTGTTTTAACATATTGAACAGCCCATGCTTGTAATGCCGCATCTACATCCGCTTTCCCTGTAAGAACAGGAGTGTGGATTGTAGTAACACCTTGTATTGATGTAACTACATTCCCGTCAACTACATTGAATGTAGCCCCCACGGGTGGCTCGGGTGTCCAAAACTTCTGATGACCAATATGCATGGGTGTGTGAGTATCAAGTGATACATATACAGCAGCAGGTTTCTTTGATTCTAGCAAGCGGATTATATTTTCAGAGTCTTTTGTTGCGCCAGCGCCACCTATTCCGGGAAATCCATATACTCCAAGACTTCCTCCTTCGTGAAAATCAACTTGAGGGTCGATGATAAGAAGTACATAGTCGCCCGTAGCCATTCTACTCTACTCCCCATTTTTCACAAATCCAAGATCTCTGAAAAATGAAAACACTATTGGCTCCGCCTTTCTTACAACTCCGTATAACACAGGTTCGTAATGTCCGCCTGAGCCGCAGGATACCACGGATCACTTCCGTAGACAGTCATGTTCACCCCCTTCGCCCGCGAGGAAGGCTGCTTCATTGTATATGACCATTTATGTAATGTCAGTGTAACGGAGTTTCCTTTGCATATGAGGTTAAATGTAACCGGCTGCCCCATTGGAATAGGATCCGTATTGATGCCCCAGTTTCCATCATTTAAATCTCCAATGCGAACATGGAGATTCAATGTTCCAGGGAAGAACCAAATTGCCGGAGAACGCTGGCCAGGCGTGCAGCAATCTGCCATCGGAACAGCTGCTGACCTGAATCGGATGATATTTGACCAGTTTCCAACAAGTCCCGTCGGCTTGATTGTGAAGGAGAGCGAGTAGTCGCCGCGTGTCATCGGCACCGTTCCAAGAACTCTGTTGATCTGCGGTTTGTAGTTTGAGGACAGACCTGGCCTGCACGTTGTCTGCGGAACTGACTGAACCGTACCAGATGCAAATGTGCGGACAACTCCTACTGCCGGATCGGCAATGACAAGTCCAATACAATCGTACCATGAATCCTTGCGACCACCCTCACTGTCCGTCTTGTTCAGATCAAGTGTAGCATTCGTCGCCTTCGCATAGACATCTGACAAGAAAGTGCGAACCGCCGCAAGCCCCTTCTGTCCTTTGTATCCAGTAGCCACCGTCTGCAGGCGAGCCAATCCAGAATTGGTCTCAGGGTTGAGATTACCATCTGGCTGACAGAATTGAGTCGTGGTTGCTTCAAGAGAGGTGTACTCGCGTGATCCTGTGTACGAACTTCCTATACGCGATCCAGCACTTGAATTTGTGTAGGTGTAGATCATACACTGTTTCGACGGCACTGCCGATGCACCCGCCTCTGTTACAAATGCATCACACGGTGTGGAAATATCCTTACCCAAGCATCCCTTCGCCGCAGCAATATCTGTGGTTGTTTTCGACTTTTGAGTCTGCATCCATTTAATAAACTCGCCAACGGAGCGACTGCCCGTGGCTGCTGCGGTATTCTTGTACCAATCTCCATCGACTGAACAGCCCGCTTTGGTCACCGCATCCTTCAGACATTCATCTGTATAATTGCCGGCAGACTGCCCTCTAGGATTCAGGCACGGGTCATCAATCAGAACTTCCGCGGATGCCTGGAGCATCATGATAGGGGAGGTAGGGCAATCATAGGCGGCAAGCTGATCCGATTGGAGAAGTGTAACAGGAATTGAGCTCACCAATTGCATGCGCGACAGAGTATTCGACGGGACAATCTTCTTCAAACTCCTGCCGCCAATCTGCGAAAAGGTCATAGGAGACAAGTAGCGAGGGAAGGTGTTGCTTGCTCTGTCGCTCTCTATAAATTTATCAAGCGGAAGGATGTACACACCACCCGTTGTATTGGTTGACCTCAAGGCTCCGTACAGATAGATGTCTGATGTCCTTACAATTTCAATTTCAAGAGGTGTTCCTTCGCGAGCTGCACTCAGCTGAAAGGTGAGAGGTGTGGTCACTGATAGTGTGGCAGGTGGAGTCTTTCCTGACGCATCTGGTTTCGGCGCCCCGATAGGCTGAATCACTTGCCCGCCCAATGTTAAGGTGACTGTGCCCACGCCCCATAAGAGAATTGTGATAGGATTGATACCACCACTTGACGGAACATAGGAATATACGTTCGGACTCACGCAGAGTCCACATTCACCTCCTATTGCATGACCCGCCTGACAGGCCACACGCTTCTTAAATGCAGCTAAATCCTTCTGGTTGATTGCAAGAACCGGCTTGGAATCTCCACTTGCCGATGCTCCAAGGCACGTCGCAGCTTGCAGCGACGGCACCACGTTGGGGAACGGGTAGCCGTTTGTTGCCATAGCAGCCACTGCACGCTCCTTGTCTTGCTTATATACAAGAACACCCGTCGGCTTAGTAAAGCGTGTCGGGTTTCCATTATTATCGAGTAGTTTCGTTGTACCCTCTGTTGTGCAGACACCACAGTTCTCTGCAAACTTCGTATTATCAAACGGTCTATCTCCACCGCCATTCTCTTGGCAGAACTTAACAAGTCCCAGGTAACTGTTTTCATCGTTGATGAGAGGGGCTATTTCGAACCCTTCATCCGCTGGAACTGGAAAGCTAGATGCATACATCGTGCGCATAGTACTTGCATCCTTCTTTGAAATTCCTATCGGCACGGCCGGATTTCTACGAGGATTTGTGCGAGCTGCAAGTTCACTCGTGCGGTCTTTTATAAGAGTGGCGGCCGTTCCATCAAAGTTTTCTTGCGTAGTCCAACTGAGAGCGAGGATCAGAATCAGTAGGAGTAGTGTTATGATTAAAAGGTTCTTCCTCATCTATTTAGGCGCTCTACAGATTGTCCGGTCGCAGGATACCGGTTCCATCCATCTCGCGAACAATTACCCGCATGCATACCTGGACTTGGTGGCTGAGATTGAGGAGGCGTCCTGTAGTCAGAGCCGTGTTCGTGAGGTAATTGGACAGATATCCACTGGCGTACTGATCCACTACGCCCCCAGGTGAGGCCGGCAGGAAGACGCCCGTAGTCGGATCGGTGAAGCGGCCACGCACGAGAATCGCGTTTGCATATCCTTGCGCATTATACGTTGTTGCGCCACTCGTAAATACATAGGATCCAGTTGCAGTGCCCGTAATGATACCCGTGTCCACGACGAGAAGGCCGGTGGAGGCTTGCACCCAGCCAACAAAGTCCGCTACCTGTGCGACAGCGGAGCCGGTTGCTGCCGTCGCCCATGCCAGATTCCTGACAGCAATGCGATCTCCCTTTGACACAGTCCAATGGTTGAAGTACGTCTTCGTCTTCAGCCAATAATACGCCGAGCCGGAGATGTCAACCGCTGCGTCTTGCTTGTAATACGTATTGGTTAGAGCGCCCAATGCTGTAAAGTTCCCCGACGTCATCGCAAACGTCGGGATGATCTGCGTGATATCAAGAGTGTCGGGCACGGCACTGAGAGCAGTTCCATCAGGACGCTGGAACTGGAAGGAGAGTTTCTGGAGAGTTGCAAGAGGTGTGGGCGAGTAGACCTTCTGTGACTTCAGGAACTTGGGGATCATCGCGAAGTAGCCACGAGCGAGCGCGTTTCCAGAATCTGAGATCCAGTTGGCGTCATACTGAAGAACTCCGAATGCAGAATCGATGCTCTCGTTCGTTCCGTGGACATTCGTATCAAGTTCCGGAATGCGCAGCTGGATGTAAGGGAAGGAGAGGACATTCATGTTCAGCGAAGTGTCATACGTGTTGGCACTCGCCTTTGTTACAAGAGTATCAAGACTCTCGCCGGGGAGAATCGTCTTCACCAGCTCAATGCGCACAATATTGCGGAACTTGATACTGGTCGAGGTGTTGAGACGGCTGCCGAGAGGTGCGCTGCTGCTGTCGAAGTTGACGGAGAAGTTGTACCGCGTCTCGGAGGAATTCACCCAGTCACGGTCGGCGCTGTACGCAAAGAAGTTGAGCTCACGCTCCTTGTAGGCCATTGTATCCGGCTCACGTGTGATAATCATTTGCTGCAGTCCGCCCGTCGGTTGACGCTGGCCACCGTCGGCGAGGGCGAGAGTGGGATTGCCGGCGGCTTGGTTCTGCAGCTGAGGTCTCGTCCGATCCAGCGTCTGCCTATCACCCAGCACTAAGGCACGCATATCTGGCAAAGGCTGCGGCTGGAAGAGAGGATCCGCGGCGGCGCGCGCTTCCATACGCTGCCGCTCACGGGCGGCGAAGGCGGCCTCCGCCTCCTCGTCGGCGCGGCGCTTTCCCTGTGTCCAGCTGTCTGTGGCGATCGCGAAGTTATTCTGGCCTTGCATCCCCAGGCCCGAGGAGGCAGGGCCTTGCATCCCCAGGCCCGAGGAGGCAGGGCCTTGCGCTTGCCCTTGCGCCTGCGCCTGCGCCTGCGCCGCCACCGCCGCCGCTAGCGCCTGTGCTTCGCGCTCCTCCTTCATTTGCTGGAACCGATCCATCGAGATCGGCGGCTCATCCTGAAGCGAAATCCGGAAGTCCTGCGGCGCACGCCGCGCCGGCGCAGCCGGCATCCGCGAGTTCTGAAGCTCGGAGAACGCTGTCGTGATATCCATCTGCGACCGCTTCTCCACCGTGATCGTCTCCTTATCTGTGATGAGGCCGCTCACGGTTTGGACAGTACCTGACCCCATATCAATATCCGCGACCGCCGAACGCCCCGCCGTGGCGGCAGACCGATTCAGATAGGACATGTAATCTGGAAGTGAGGTTGCGATCACCTCCTTGTTCATTCCAACCTTGCTCTCACGCCCTCCTTTTACACGATACACTTCCCCCATGTAGTGCTTTACAGTCTTGACTAGACGTGTGGCCTGACGCTCATTCAAATCACCACCAATCCTCTTACAGACCTCTTTGTACACAACACCCTGAATAACACCCTCATTCTCTTGGCTAAAAAAGACATCTTTCTGCTGCGCTTGTGCTTGCGCCATTCTAGTGTGGCTAGTCAAACTCTATACGGTGGTTGAGGCGCATAAATCTACGTGCTATAAAACCAATCCCGCATATCCAGCATAAACTTATCCGGCGGAGCACGACGGCAGAACTTTAGAAACGGCTCCCCCGCAAGCATCCGGTCAATGAAATACATGGAGTACATTCCGCACTCCGAGTCGCTGAACTGGAACTTCCGCCCATTCCACCCAAGCTCCAGCCCAGGCATCTGAATCGTCAGCCACTGCATAAACCGATAGACCCGGTGCGGAGGGCGCATCCCATAAGAATCAAAGTAATAACACGTTTTTGCAGGTTTATTTATAAAGTTTGCAACCCAGTGTGAGCCGGATTTATAGTGCGGATCAAGATTGTAGATAATCCCAATATAGTCTTTTGACGTTTTCAAATCGAGTCCGCACATTTCTCCGATCAAGCATCGATCCGAGGTGCCTGCCCGTCCCGGTCCCGAATCGTCCGCGGCGGCAAAGTCGATCGGGTAGGGTCCCAGGAATGTGAAATCGTTACGCCCCTTCTCGTATTGCGACATCACATCCCGGATATTGATTGTGTCGAGCCACATGTCCGGGTCGGACGCCCACGCCGCCGGCTGTGCAGGACGGAGCCATTCAGCCGCAAGTGCCGTCTTCTCTGCGGACGACAACGGCATAGCCTCTAAGACACTCCGCTGCTTCGTCGCATCGACCCCAAGAGACTTAGCAATCTGTGAAAAAAGAGCTCTCTTTGAGTTCGCAGCGACCACAGGCGCCAAGCCTAACTTCCCACTCACCCTCTCTAACACAGTCAAAGGCAGACAGACACCATCATAGACATGTCCGTGGCGAGGGAAACATTGATTCGGCCCTGGCGCATCCGCGAGAGTTGTCTGCGGCTTCTTTGCCTTCCCTCGCATATGCGATTTCGCATGCGATTTCCCTTTTGACTTACGAATCCCGCCCTGCTGGCGTCCTAGCCTGCGGGTCTTCCTTGAGACCATACTATCTCCCACCCTCTTTTTTGTGCCTGACGCACAGATGACAGAGGTTACGCGAACAATTGATGTTGCAAGTCCTGTCTGGATTACCCAAACCACTATTCTCGCTGTGTTAATTCTGGTTGGTGCATGGTCATTGTATCAAGGGAAAGCTCCGTCGCTAGCACTGGAACAAGCGTCGCCAGAATCAGACGCTCTCAAAGCTCCCTTGATCGACTGGACGAATAATCCCAAATTGTTTAGCCTTGCCTTGATGGCGATCGCAGTGGTATCGTTTGTAACGGGCTGGGGTACAATGGTTTACCTTATGATTACAAATAAGCCTCTTGCTAGTCTAAAAAGTGATTCAAGCTGGATTTCACTCTTAGTCTTAGTTCCCATCCTCCTCGGAACCATTTATTACTTTTGGACAGGGTCTAGCTTTCCGCGTCTCATGAATCTTCTCGTTTTATCCTTGGTTATCTCAGTTATCGCTCTGATTTCTTCTCAGACACAGGTAAACACATAGGATGGATGACCGTATTACATTTGCTCTGATTCTACTCTTATTTGTCCTGTATTGCCTTGTTCTTGTCATCCAAGAATATGGTTATTCAGGAAATGAGAAGACAAAAGAAGAGCTTAGAAAAATACTTCCCGCTGCTCTTACACCGTGTGCTATCCTCTTACTAGGAGGACTTGTATATCTCAGAGTCAGAACCAAACCGTCAGACTATGATATCCCTGCTCTAACTGTCATTTGTTTTGCTATTTTTACTCTCTCGATTCTTACACTGCACGCTTCGCTCTATAAAGTGAACCTCAGTTAAATGGAAAACGGTCCTATGACCTACCTTCTAAACGCAGGCATATTCATTGATTTCGTCCTTCTCATCCTTGGCATCTCATTTGCATCTGTACGGATTCAAGATCCAAACAATACAACCTTTACTCCAACGGTGATTCTCAGCATGTTTGTTGCAACTGTTGCTTTAACAGGTCTTCTCTTATGGTCGGCAAACATAGAGAATGTATACATCTTATTTACGTTCGCCACCTTTACTCTAGCAGGCATTCTCTTTACGTATACAAGCATTCTTACTCGTATGAGATATCACGCCTGAGGGAGGATTCCAACGATCCGATGCTGGAGTCGGCAGCGCCCTGTCCATCCGGCATCTGTCCCACTGAGATCTGACCGATTCAAGAATGAAAGCCCGTGAATCTTCACTGCGATCCGAATACGAGAGCCCACGCAAAGGTCTGCCGTATTCGCCCTCGACGAGACAACTCCAGGAGGACAATGGAAAATTAGGTGAGTCCCACTCAACAGGGGTTGAAACCCAGCGCGGATCTGCTGTACGGTGTAGTCTGTCTTGAACCACGCGGTCTGATGAAAAGCAACGGCTGCAATCAGAGTCTCCTGGAGTGTCCCGAGCTTGATACAGGCCAAATGTGTCTCGGCAATATCGAGAACAAGTCTCCCGGTCTGCGGCACATAATCAATGATTGGCAACGGTGGAAAGAGAACTGATAAACTCGGCATTCTGAACTGCGGGCTAAAATACGACAGCGGTGCGAGATGCGCTTGCTGCTGCTGCTGCTGCTGCGCGGCCGCGGTTGCGGCTCGCATCCACGGACTCCCAATCTGAATATTGCTGATTTCCATCTTTTGAATGGGAAGCTGCCACTCCATTCCGCTTGAATGATGTTCTGTACTTACTGTTTCGTCCATACGGTGGAGGCACAGACACAGTTTAGACCCCTGCCTAAACTGTGTCTGTGCCTCAACCTTAATGAATGCCGCCCAGCAAACTCCTCGTTGTTGGCGAGGTCCTCCCGGCGCCGGCAAACGTCGCGCTCTCCAAGCCGCCCTCGGTGTCTGGTCGTCCTCTCTTGGTCAGCATTATGTTCTGAAACGCCAACTCTGGGATGCCCCACTCCAAGGTGGTGAAGAAACCGGTGACGCCGATGCCGACGCCGCAGCCGATGCTGCCGCCGCAGCCGATGCAAAGTCCCTTCTTCCGATGGAATGCAGCCCTCTCCACTGGGGGTTTGATATTGCCCGTATGAGCCTCCAAGACAAGCAGTATATTCGCACAATTCTTGCGCGCTGGGGACGCGGCAGCCACGTCGCTGGCCACTCCCGCTGCCTCGTTTTCTACAATGCTCATCTTCTCAGCAGTGAATCCATCCTCTTCTTACAAGCTTTCTTAGAGGAGAATCACCGTGATACTGTCCTGTGGCTGACGAGCGAACACCCTCTTCCACCTCGTCTCTCAGATTGGTTTCTTGAAATTCGGATGGCGGCGAGGGCAACACCATCTGCGGCCAGCCCCGCCAACTCCGAAATCACGGAGATCTACCGCGCATGGATCTCAACTCCGGCAACACTGTCCGATGTAAAAAGGATTCGCGCAGTTGTCTACGCCCTCTTACACAGGAATCTTCGGTGGACAGACGGATTTCATCAGTGGATGTTCGCTCTCGACACAGTCCCTCTTACACCTGCTCAGCGTGCCGCGGCTGCCGCTGTTTGCGTCGCCCAACCATTTACGGGTCCAGGGCAGACAGTTCCCTCTTACAGAATTCCCGTCTTATGGGAACAATACCTTCTCAGCCTTCGTGAGGCTCTTGCTCCTGCTCCTGCTCCTTCTCCTGCTCCTGTTCTAACGTCTAAGAAAGTGAATGCCGCAGCGTCCAATGCCGCAGCGTCCAATGCCGCAGCGTCCAATGCCGCAGCGGTCGCAACAGCATGCAAGTCCAGTTCTTGAAACGCTCGTTGACCATGTAGGTCGCCAAATTGCTGGAAAACCTCTTGTCTGGGTGGTCGACCAACCCACAGAAGATGATTTGAATCATGTTATGACTGAAGCGACTCAACCGAGTCAGTTCGATCCTCTCCAGCTTCGTGTCACGATGCTTGCTCGTCTGAATGCAGAAGTCTCTCCTCAACCCGGCAAAGCTCTTATGAAACAGGTCAAGGATGGCCAAGCTAAACTCGTCTGTTACCGTTGTTCCATGGGTAAAGTGATTGCGATTGTGGATCCCGACACTGACGTACCACTAGAAGAATGGGGACGCGTGTTTCAGGCTTTTGGATCGCAGCGCCCAGGTAACGGTAAACCTTGGCGCATCGTCTGGTTCGCCAACCCTACGCCGCGTCTGTTCCCTGAGGATGGGTCTGCCCCCACCCCCGCCAATCTCAACGGCGGCTACACCTACCCGTGTCGCCCTGACACAGTGGTTGTCTATCGCAAGGAGGAGGCCACGCGTGTCCTCATCCATGAACTCCTCCACGCCGCGTGCACCGATGATATGGACACCCCCGAAGCCATCCGCGAATCCTTGACAGAAACGTGGGCAGAACTTTTCCTCGTCGCAGTGAGGGCTCATGGTAGCCAGCGCCGCGCGGCTGCACTGTGGCGCGCCCAAGCCCAGCGCATCGCTGATCAAGAAGCGGAGCTGACCCGGCGCGGTGTTCTGACCCCGGCCGACTTTGCTTGGCGCTACACGGTGGGACGACGACATGTCTTAGCTGCTCTAGGCATTGATCTCCCTGAACCCAGCCCTGACCCTCTTACACAACTCCAAGGATCTCTGGCGTTTACGTGCCCTTAGGCAAAGCCACCGAGGCGCAGCCACCGAGGCAAAGCCACAGAGGCGCAGCCTATTAAAATTGATAGAAGAGCCATCCCTTCTTACATAGTCCTTAACGAGTTCCACATGGGTGTAAGAGGATTGATGACTTACTGCTCGGGGCTGAAACGCCCTCCAAACAGACCACGCCCAAGCCGTATCGGCATAGACGCGTTCTGTATACTCTATCTCTTCCGCGCGGACACCGCCGGTCTTGAATCCTATCTCCACTCACTCCTTTCACACAGTCATACATTGACACTCGTCGTCGATCGCAGAGCTGTCAAGGAAAAGCAGGAGACAGTGGATACGCGGCGCGCGGGTCGTGCCGCTGCGGCCGAGGCGGCGGATGCCCTTGCTGAGTTTACAGCCACGCCCGACTATGCTGAGCTGAGTAAGGCTGAGCAGGCTGTTATCCAACACAAGCTCAGTCTGCAGCAACGCGATGCGTGGCGTGTCTCAGGAACACACATTCGCGCCCTCGCTGCTCTCGCAAGCACACTAGGAATCGGTTGGCGAATGGCCGATGCAGAAGCGGATGAGACTTTGGCAGCAATGTCCCGTGCAGGCGAGGTTGAGATTGTAATCAGCTCAGATTCAGATCTTCTTATCCTCGGTGTCAATACACTCTGGCTTCCGTCTGCAAATGGTAGCCATATGGAGATCTCAGGCCTTGAGTTTCGCCGCTTCCTTGGCCTTGCGGGTGAGCGTGTGTATGAACTTGCCTTCCTTGCGGGATGTGATGTGCATCCTCGCTCAATAGTACCTGTTCCAATGGCGGTGAGTTGGCTCCGATTCTACGGCAGCTTGGAGAAGATTCATGAGCGCTTTCCTGACAAAGTGACAGAGTCTGATATGATCGAATACACTGCGTTGCGTGCTCCAGGAGCGTGCTGGGCGCCTGTGATTTAAAACATAAAAAAGGATGTGTAATTCCTCTTTTTTGTTTTATGTGTTTGCGTATGTTTTCGTTGTGTTTAGAGTTAGTGCTACGCTCTACCGAAGGTTGCTACGCTCTACCGAAGGTTGCTACGCTCTACCGAAGGTTGCTACACTCTACCGAAGGTTGCTACGCTTACGCCGTCGCCGGCGTCGCCTTGAGGTAGTGCGTGTTGAGGTACTTCTGGAGGTTGAAGTACGTCAGCTTGTCGCCCTCCTTGAGGCCGAGCAGCGTGAGCAGCTTGGCGTCGGCGTTGATATCACGCTTGTTCATGAGGTTGTGCTCCTTGACGTAGCCCGTGATGAACTTCGTGACGTTCGAGCGGCTCTCGAGCGAACCGGCGGGGCGGCCGAGGAACGCGCAGAGCTGCGGGGAGATGCCCGTCGGCACCTGGAAGAAGCTGACACGCGCCGGCTTGCCCTCCTCGCCCTCAACCGGCGCCTTGCGGCGGCGGCGCTTGTCGGCGACCTTCTGCACCTTGGCCGCCGCCTTCTCGAGGCGCTTGGACTCGCTGATGAGCTCAGACAGCTCCTCGCGCATCTTGACGAGGCGCGCCGTGAGCGCCTTGACCTTCGTCTCGATCTTCTCCTCCTCGACCTCGGCCGCCTCGCCCTCGACGGCCACCGCAGCCACAACGGCAGGGACAGCCGCCGCAGCCGGCACAGCCGCCTCAGCCTTGGTCGCCTTCTTCGTGGCCTTGGCCTCCGGCGCCGCAGCCGCCGGCGCAACAGGCGCCGCCGCAACAGGCGCCGGCGCAGCCGCCGTGGCAGGCGCAGCACCAGACGCCTTGCGAACAACCTTCGCCGCCGCCGGCGCCGGCGCCGCAGCCGCAGGAGCCGCGACCGCCGCAACAGCTACATCCTCTTTCTTCGTCACACGCTTAGCAGCGACAGACTTGACAGGGGCAGCAGAGCTCATAATACTAGAGGTCGGGACAGAAGAAGAGGACATTTTACGCAGGACTAACCTTGCTTGGCGAGCCAAACCCTCAACTTTTGAGTGAATCCATGCCGGGGGATCGTGGCTGGGATCCGCCTGCGTTCGTTTTATTTTGAAGTTTCGAGCGGTTCAAGAGCCATTTATGTGATAGTCTGCGTTCAGAACCTGAATCAAGCATACGGTACCCGCCCCCTCCGAATCTTCAGTCCCGGCGGGTAGAATGGCGGCGACCCTTGCCCCGAGGCAGATCTGCGCAAGCATCAAATCAAAAAAGAACCCTCATCTCCAGTGCACATCTGCTGTATCTGAGCCTGATACAAAATGGTGCAGTCGTCATCGCCGTTCTCAGATTGCATGGAAGTCACAGGCTCCTCGTCCCCCTTCTTTTACAAAGCGTCAGAAGGTTGCAGGTGCGTTCTTGATTAAATGGTGGAAGGTCTACGGCCGCTTACATCTTCGTCGGCAACATGGACCCGCGCTCTATGCTCCTGACGTTGCGCAGAATCAAAAGGATGTCTACTCCTTTGATTCAATTACCACGATTCCTCTCGTCTACCATTTCAGTTATGCAGATGAACGGAAGTTAGTGTGGGTGTTTGATCTCAGATTCTTATCTCAAATGATGATGTATGGAAAAGAACATAGGAATCCGTTTAGTCAAGAATTATTCCCTTCAGCTCTGATCCAGCGTCTCGAAAGACACGCAACGCGCCTTCGTGGAAAGAAAATCCCAATCGTCTATCTTGAGAAAAACGTCTTGACACCGAGCCAAGCCTGGGATCAGAAAGTTCTGGATGTCTTTCTCAAACTCCACTCTCACGGATACGGCGCAAATGTTCAGTGGTTTGATGGACTCACCGTCCGTGGTCATGAGATGTTTTACACACATCTTCACAGACTCTGGACAATCACTCTTGGGTTGAACAATGCAGATCGAGAGAGGATTGTTCCTGGACATGATTCTGGGCGCGCAACTCTTTTCCGTTGGGAACCGGCTGTTGTGACCAGCCGCACCCAGGAACTCAAGTGGTGGAGGAAACAGAGTTTAGGATTGATGAATGCATTCTTGACTCGTGCAAAAGAGAAGGAGGTTCGTGGTTGTGGGGCTCTGTATGTACTCACCGCTCTCGCCCAAACTCATCCTGGGGCGGCAGAGGTGTTTCCTTGGTTAGTGGGCGCTTAACGCCTACGAGTAGCGAAGCAACGCCCTTTGGGCTATCCCGCAGGGTTAGTGGGAGCGTAGGGAGCGTAGGGACCTCACTTTGAAAAGTTCAGAACTTTTCCGTAAAACAGCCAGAGTCCTACGCCAAAGAGTGCCTTCGAGAACACATCAAGAAGATTGTAAGAAATATTCTTTGTCTCTTCATCGAGATAATACGCAACTCCGTACCCAGTCCACAACCCGGCAAAGGCAATGAAAGCAGACAGATTCGACCCCTTGGGAATGCAGTATAAGAATATCATTACAAGTACAGCCGCAAAAAAGGCAAATCCAACCGCGCCACCCACTTCGCGCTTGACACTCCCCTTCTCCCCCATGTATCCAGCGCCCAACATACCCCAGTTCAGAATCGCAATAAGAAAAAAGGCAGTTGCCGAGATTGTAGAAGGATCTTGATTGTAAAAGAGGAGGAGTGCCAGGATAATCAGAGGCGTTGTGATCATCCAGTCGAGGTAGCGGATTTCTGTGAACTCTTCCAGCTTGATTTTCGGAGACGTCTTGATCTTCTCATTGAAGATTCCATACACAATAGACGCAACCAAGCTAATCGTTGTTTCCAGATTCATAATGTGACGCACATTCACACTAGGTGTTCGTATTGCCTCAATGAATGTGATTCCTGTATATCCGAGTAGGACGAGATAGGATACAAAAAATGTGTTTTTAAGAAGTTCACTGGACATCTATCTTCTCCTCTTACAAAAATGCCCAGGGATGCTCCTCGTCGTTCTACGCCTATGCGCGCACCTTTAGCTCCGTCCCCAGCGCCTTCCTCTTTACCCACTCCGCAGTCGCCCAGACAAGGTCTGATTGAGTCTATGCGCCACGGGATGACAGCTGGATTTGGTGCTGGTATCGGTTCCAGTCTAGGACACACTCTTATGGATTCCTTGTTTCACAGTAAGCCTTCTCCGGACGCGTGTGCTACTCAACGAAATGCCTTTGATACTTGTCTTCTTACATATGCCCCTGACCCGTATTGTATGAATGAAAAGGCTTCTTTCAAAGCGTGTCTTGAAAAAAGTAAGATCACTGCTGGTTCATAACAGCCCCCCGAAGCCCCTGCAGTTTGTTCGGGAGACCATAGGCTGTTCGCAGAGTTAGCTGCTTTCCCTGATTTACCACAAGTTCTGAGTTATTTCGGTACAACTGACTCATATCTTTCTGACAACACTTCGTAACACCAGGCGCATTCTGAGGGGGTGCAATCCAGACTCCGCACGGAATCACAATCTGGTATGGCGCCGTTGTCTCTGAGTAGACCGTTGCATTCTGCGCTGCCGCAATGACAGACGCCGCGCCGTTATTCGCAACCGTCGTCGGCCCCACACCTGAGACTCCTACAACACCGTTCGCCCCACGCGCAGACTCCCCCAAAGATGCACTCGCCGTCTGCTGATGAGGCTCCATCGTGTTTCCCACGCTACCGCCCACCTTTGAGAAGTTCGTTGCTACAGACACAGGAGTCTTCACCGTCGCCGACCGCGCCTGCGCCTTCATCGTGACCATCGATGCGTCCTGACCATTCTGGTATCCGACAATACGGCTCTGTCCCGCCTGAACTTTACGCATGTACTGAGCGTAGTTCATTCTGCCTTGCGGCTTCAAAATAAAAAACAAGCAACCCCTACACACCCCTTCTTACACAGACTCTGCATGCCTCAGAAGCCTACCGCTTGCCGGTAAAAAAGTTGACGCCGCCCGCGCCCGCCAACCATAAGTCCAGTCGTTATCATGTCTTCTCCTATCGTTCAGCCTTCCGCTTTCAACGCTTCGAAGATCACCGTCAGCCAGCCCAAGGCGCTTGAGGCCGGCGGCAAGATGGCCTACATGGGGTACGGCGAGTCCCGTAACCTCGTTCTCCAGACGCCGAGCCTCCAGGTTCCGTATGGTGTCAAGAACTCCGCCGAGGGTGAGTACGCTCGCCCGGGTCCGCCCAAGTTCTCCGTCGACCTCGCCCTCCGTGGCTACCAGGACGCCGGCAAGGTCAAGGCGTTCCACGATGCTCTCGCCGCACTCGATGAGCACATGATCAAGCTCGCCGAGCAGAACACCAAGCTCTGGTTCGGCAAGGTTCTCAGCCGCGAGGTCATTGCGGCCTTCTACACGCCGAGCCTCAAGTTCGGTCGCACCAAGGAGGGCGATCCGTCCCCGTACCCGCCGACCATCAAGCTCCAGCTCAAGAAGAAGTACGGCACGGAGGACTTCGAGTGCCACTTCTACGACCAGAGCTCCAAGACGGATCCCAACGCCAAGCCTCTGGTCGGCATCCCGATTGAGGAGCTCCTGCCTAAGCGTTCGGAGGTCACGGCTCTGATCCAGCCTGGTAGCGTATGGTTCGTCAACGGCAAGTTCGGCGTCAGCTGGAAGGCGACGCAGGTTCGTCTCGATGTGACGCCTGAGGGCGCGGGTGCTGGCTATGCCTTCGTTGACGATGAGGATGACGTAGCGGTTCGTGCCTCAGGTCGCTCGAACACGGGTGGCGCGGCTCGCTTCTCTGAGCCGGCGGAGTTCAGCCCTGCACAGCAGGGCAGTACACGCCACTCTGCTCCGCAGAGTGGTGAGTTCGCGGCACCGGCCGCTCGCGCTGCTCCTGCTCCTGCTCCTCAGCCCACGGCAAACCCCGCATTCGAGGAGGATGATGATGAGCTGCCTGCACCTGCGCAGCCACAGCGCCAGGTCGTCGAGGAGGATGAGGATGAGGTTGCTCCTCCGCCGGTTCCGAAGAAGGCCACGGTGACCAAGAAGACCGTGCAGACGAAGCTGGTGGCGAAGGCTAAGTGAAGCGTAGGCCGACTGAAGTAGACGGTTTAAACACAGTGTAAGATGGTGATAAAGCCCTATAGTATAACGGCAATTACCTCGGACTTTGAATCCGGTAACGCAGGATCGACACCTGCTAGGGCTATTTTACTTGCTTACAGAGTTGGTATATTCTGCAAGCGAGGATGTCCGAGTGGTTAAGGAGACAGGCTTAAGATCTGTTGGCGCAAGCCTCGTGGGTTCGACCCCCACTCCTCGCAGACTTTTTTACTTTCAGACTGTAAAACAAACTGAAAGCGAGAATGATCAGAGGCGCCCTTCCGAAAGCTCTACTTAAGGGCGATCTACCCTCTACATGTAGGCGGAGGCCTCATATCCGATATAGTCTAGTGGTTAGGATAGGGCTCTTTCACAGCCTTGACCCGGGTTCAATTCCCGGTATCGGAAATTAGTTTGCTAGTTCTATAAAAACGAGCACAAGGTTCCTTACAGCAACTCTTTATTTTAATGATATGTTGTCATATCGATATCTAGGAACCTGAAGAAGTTTGTATATTCTTCTCAAAAATATACACCAAGGATCCTTGCAGCAATTCTACTATATATCAAGGGATCCTGTTCTAACGTCCATAGTTCAGTGGTAGAATAACGGGTTTCCATTCCGTTGACGCGGATTCGATTTCCGCTGGACGTAAATAATAGTATGTACTAACATTTTTCACCGCATTAGCTCAGCTTTGGTAGTAGCGTCGGCCTTTTACACACAAATGTAAGCCGAATGTCGCGGGTTCAATCCCCGCATGCGGTATTTATCTTTTTATGAGGCGATTTTATCGTTTGATAAGAATTTCCAAACAAAACCTGCAGCTGTTTTCTGACTCTTAACTCCTCTACATACAGCTCCTATTGCAGTTCTACCAATACCAACTGCAAGACCAGCTTCAACTGTGCTAGGATACGTATCAAGTAGATTCCCCTCTTTATCATACTTTCCAACTGACTTTCTTCTATTTGATATCTGACCTTTCACGAATAAACCTCTGTCATTTATTAATGATCTGGTTATATTACTTTCTTTTCGTTTTTTCCATACTTCTTTCATTTTTTTACTCTTAGCCATTCTCTCTTCAGTAGTATATACTTTTCCAAAATTAGCATTGTTTTTACCTTTGTTTGCTAAACTAATTTTCTCTTTTATTTCATTTGTCATTGGCGTTATTATTCTTCCTTTGAATATGTTAGAAAGAAGCAATTTTGTATCCGGATGACATCTTGAATTGTTACCACCTTCTTTCAAATTATAACCATTTGGTGATAATGTATTAAACTTCTTAATATACTCTGTCTCAAGTAAATTACATGCTTCATTAAAACATATGCATATAATCTGAAACTTAAATTTATTAATGCCATATTTCTTATACGCACTTGAAATATATCGACCAATTGATGCTGTATCAATTGAGCGATGTTGCCTCCACCTTGTCTCAATATCCTCTCGCTGGGTCTGCCCCACATATCGCTTCCCATTTACAGTATTTGTAATTAGATAGATATACCCCATCCCTCTAATATCACTACTTAAACCTGCTTTAGTCTTCACTCTAGGCGAAACGCCTCGTTCGCTCCATTAGTGAATTGGATCTCACATATTCCTTCTAAGAATAAATGCCAGGGTCGATACCTGGATGGAGCATATCCCCCTCTTACACTGTCGTAACACCGTGTAAGAGGGGGTTCCCTCACTAGCCCGTCAAGCATCTATGGCCGATGTATTTCACTTGTAATGAAAAGGTTCCTGGTTCGAATCCAGGGACGGGCAAATCCCTTTTACAAGCCCATTTAATGGTCTTACAAAAGTCGCTCCGCTTCGCAGTCCCTTCTAAAACAGCCCCGCCATCTTGAAGCATAATAGACACACAGCAATCACAGTTAGAACTGTTGAGCTGACGTAGAATATGACAAAACCATCCGCGCATTCGCATGCACAGGAACGCTTGGGGCAGGAACGCAAAGGACAGACGCAGATCTTCTTACGATCTCCTACCAGAGATTCTGTGGACTCCACAGAATCGCTTGTTGATGCACGTGTATCGCGTGTAACAAACATCTCCTGTTTTTTAGGACTCTATAGTTGTTTATGACTGGCCAGTTAAGCCCTGCGCGCCGCCGCGACTAGGGTTCGCAGGGTAGAGTGTCGTGTTCGCATCCGGGGCAGGTACAACGCCAAACGCATTCCGCGCGATCGCCGCCTCACCACCCAGGCGGTTGTCGATCAGACTCTCCGCGCCCGTCTTGCCAGGAGAGGTCACACTCTGCACCGGGTTTGCAGTCGTCATTGTCGCCGCTGTCCACTGGTTGTAGTAGGAGTTGACCGCGATCGCCTGGTTACGCTTGGTCACCGTGGAAGCATCCCGAACCTTTAACATTCTTCTAGAACCTTTCATTTTTCGCCAATACGCAGGCACGTGCCGGCGGTGCAGGAGGGGCGGGAAGAGGCGGACACTGAGTCAGCACAATCGGCACAGGCGGCGCACCGATAGGAGGGCCATTTACCGCACCTGGCGCATAGGAGACCTGGAGTTGTTGAATACGCACTCCTTCAGATGAGAAACCAGCAGCAGCGGCATTTGTAGCAGCCAGAATCTTAGCGACTCGATCCTGGGTGACACCTCTCCATGTCGAGAAACCATACACGTTTTTCAGATTCTCAATATACATTCCTGAACTCTGGACTTGGACTGTAGGTTTAGGGATACAGGATGGACTCGGTGTTGCAACTGCGGGAGCTCCATCGCCGATTCGAGGATACATGCCACAACGACGATTCTTCTCAAGACGCCCTCCCTCAGTGAGACCACCTCCTCCGTTCAGAGGATGATGTGGGCTACAGCGGCTCATTACTATAAGCTAAACTCTTAGAAAATGGACGGGCTTGTCCTCCTGTTTGGCGTACTTACACTTCTCTTTGTCGGACTTGTCATTGCGATGAATGTGGTGAATGTAACAGCCTCTACAGACGGATTTGTGGATGCTGGTGCTTCTGCTGCTGGCACTGCTGCTTCTGGCACCAGCCTTCTTGCACCCAAGATCCGCGCTGTTCTTGAGCCGATGACTGCGAGCGGCGATGATCTTTGCGCTCTCTATGACATTCTCCGCCAAACCGGGATTAAGAATGCGAAGGCAGGCCCCGGGGATCCTCCCTCAGACGCCGAGGCTGCTCGCAAGGTTGAGGCCGACTTTGCTCTCAAGATTCCGGGTGGCGCACTCCCTTGTCCTCTTCTTACATACCCCAAGGAGGGGGCGACGGATCTCGACTGGCTCGCATTTGTTCAGACGATTCCTAAAGACTTTGGAGCTAGGATTGTGTTTATGGCGCTCTATGCACGCGACACTCTCAAAGAGCAGCTGACGACAATTAAGAGTTCTCTCGGCGAAGGCTTCCGTTCTTTGAACGTAGCCTATATCGGCATAGCCGATGAAGGCTTCCAAGCCATCTGCACCCCTGAAGCTGCCGCCTCACGCAAAGCAAATGCGCTAACTGCCTCCTGCACCCTCCCCGAAGACCTCAGTCCCCAACAAATCGACCAAGCTGCGACAGACTTGCTGAAGTCTCTCGTAGTCGGAAAAATGAATGCTCTTAATGCTAAGAAGATAAGCTCTAGTCTCAACATTGCCCCAATTGTCAAGGAAGCATTAGGATATGCGGCAAAACTCAAAGAATACTCTGACAAAGCACAGTCGGGTACGCTTGATCCTTCCAAGATCAATATTGGATCTTCTTAACGACGACGCGTCTGCCTCTTTCCTTTTGCCTTACGTCGTGTCTTACGTATCCGCCCCCCTCGCATTAACTTCTTCTTCCCCTTCCCTTTTCCAGACGCTTCATGCCGCGCCTCACGCTCCTTCAACAGCGATGCAAATCCCTGCTGACGGCCACTACACCGCAGACCAAATGCAGGGAGAAACTCAGTTGGTGACTCCCGAGACCGATCATTTATGCTATGAATCTTCTGAATCAGACATGACATCTCTTTGGGAAAGAATGTCCGTGTCTTTTGCCCGAAGATATGGATCGTGTAATAAATGTGTAGCAGCAAATCAGGCGTTCCAATGCGCATCTCTTCCTTGTTGACCAAGGTGTAGGAGTGACACGCATTCTCTTGAAGAATCATCGCAATCAGAGTCTTTCCCTTGCGAATCATAAAACACTCATACAAATCCGTCAAGGTCGGCGTCTCCTTCTCAAGAGTCGCAGAAGAGCCGAGATCCAGAATATCCATCAAGTCCTCCGCATCCAGCCGCGCCTGCGGACTCATAAACATAACAGGCGCATTCACGGACATTAGTGACCCCATCCGCACTCGCCCAGTACCTTCCTTTAACACAGACACAACTTCAGCTCCAACGACAACCCGCTTGTGTTCCATACAGAACCGCAGGCACTTTGCCCGAATATCTACACCGGGTCCTCCGTGAAGTTTAATCGAGTGGTCGCATTCACCTACCGGAAACTCGCGATTTAGCAGCGAAAGACGCTCGTAGACCTTACGCCACCGATCAAGCTGTCCTCGGGGACGGGAGAGCTCCAAGTACATCAACATCCGTAAGAAATCCGGGTCGGCATACAAGATTCCACCCACAGACACAGCGCGCTTTCGTAAAATGTCAAAAAGGCGCGGTTCCATCTCAGTGCAATCGGCCACAGGAATGAAGTTCACATAGATCTTGTACGTTCCATCATGAATACCCACCTTCTTTTTAACATCGGTAAAGCCCTGGCTCTCAAGTTCATCCGTAATCGCCTTCACGTCCTTATCAACCTCTGGTGAAAAGAAGTCATAGTCGGGCACGTTATAGCGTTCATCGTAGAACTGGTGCTTCTTCGGTAGCAACGAATTGATCGCCTGGCCTCCGTAACAAACACGCTTAGACTTGCGAAGAAAACGTTCCACCGTCTCAATTGCTTTTTGCACCTGCGGATCGTGCGCGACCGCATAATCAACACGTTTCTTTCCTTCCGCGGCCACCTCCTCGAGATGCTTCATTTGCCGCTGAATCGGTGACGTTTCCAAGAATGGAGACGTAATTGGCTTTTCATCCTCTTCCATTCCGTCGTTGCTTTGCTTATACAGAAGATTAATTACTTATCACAACCTGTCCGGGCTGCGCATTAGAAGCTACACGCGCATTCATCTTCTGCGATGGTTTTGCGGGGACAACAGGCGCCGGCTTCGTGTACCGTTCGTCCTCAGGCTTGACCCTCCACGCCGCCCCCTTCCATAGCTCGATCAGTGCGAGTGCATTCTCTGCTGTCCCCGACTCAAAGAGTGGAAGAGGAATGATCTGCACTCCTTTACTGAGAGCAAGAGTAACCGCATCTACATCGGTATTTGTAGCACCGCGCGCTTCATAGAGTGTCGTGCGCGCTTGATCTGTATCAAAGGTGGAGGATACACTGGACAGTGGCGTAGTTTTGTAAGAAGAAATCTTTCCTTGGGCGGGGGTGTTGCGAACACGGAAGTGGATACGCTTGAGAAGACTAGGTGTTGTCTTTGCATACTTGTCTTTATCATACTTGCCTACGTCGAAATCAGTGGTAATGATAACTTTGCCGGCTAAGTCTGAAAGCGGAGTTTGGAGAAGAATCTTGTCTTCCGCGACGCCTCCCACAGCCGTTCCATAGGGACCAAGTTGTGTTAAGATTCTTGGAAGTAAAGGCTCGAGTCCATCTGCAATCTGTGTCATGAAGTCCACATACTTTGCCTCGTCCGTGTTAGAATCGGGTACAAACGCCAGCACCTGTTCAAGCTTGAGTAATATCGGTTCTTCTTGTTGCGGCGAGGAGACAGACAAGGCATTGGCGAGTGCTGTTGCAATCTTCTTTACGTTGAGGCCATTCTTACTTGTAATCCGGTTAGTCGAATCGCGATACACAACTGCTGGAGAGCCGGACGTTGGCCAGATAGGTGGAATCTTGTTGTCGTCCTTGTAAGTGCTGATTGGTAGGATAAAGCTGCGGATACCTAGGCCGAGAGCGTGTTTGAAAAACTCGGTTGCGTCGAGGAGACCGGCGCCAAGGTAGCCCGTGTAGGTAATAGTGATCGGCGCGACATTGACGAGATACCTCTGCGAGACAGGCACACCCTTTAACACAGTATTCATCGGCACCAGAGTCTTGATCGTGTAGGTATCAAGTACAGTTGACTGGGCTGTGATTGCCGTGGCTAGATTGGTTATATCAGTTTGTGTTGCCGCGAACCCCTCTACCGCTAGTTGTAAACCCTTCGATCCTCTCCATGTTAAGAGAAAGGTTGCAAAAAGGATAAGTGCAATTCCTAAGTACAGTTTCCACTCCATCTTCTAACACGGGGTAAGGTTTGCCTTGGCTGCCGTCAACCCAAGAATCTGAACACCGGCGGCACGAGCCTTCTTTACTTTGCCGGTCTCTGGCGCCGGTTCATCTGAGACCACCAGTGCTGTTGTCTTCTTTGTTACAGAATCCTCGACTGCCCAGCCGGCGGCGATCAGTCGCGCCTCAAACTCTTTATCGCGGACGCCACTGAAGACGACATAGCCAGCTGGAGCTGCCGCGGCTTGGCTGGCGACTGCAGCCGCGACTGCTACCGCAGCCACAGGCGCAGCCAAAGCCACTCCGAGCGCCTCCCCCACCTTCTCTTCCCAGGTGAAAGCTGCAGGCAGAACCGCAAGCAACCCACCCAGTGTGTCAAGACTCCACCCCTCCACGACTCGTGAGGCAAAGACCTCTCCCCATCGGCGTGGGGAGGCTTCCAAAGCAAAGAGGGGTCGCAGCTTCCGATCCCCCACCCCCCGCGGCAGAAGATTGCTGGCGATGAGACGGACAGAAGGGCTAGCAGCTGCCCACCGCGCCCGAATCCCCGCGTGCAGAGTGGGACCGCGGCCGGCGCCGACGAGTGCCCCCAGAGCCGCCGGCGTAGCCGCCGCCACCGCCTCCACAGACTTGAGTCCACCCTCCACCAGCTTCTTCACGAGGCCGGGTCCAATCCCATCCACCTCGAGCGTCTGGAAACAGTGGAGGATCGTCTTCTCCGCTAGGGCGGGGTCAACTGTGCCTGCGCCCGTGCCTGCGCCAGTGCCTGCGACGACAACTGCATGCACCCGTGTGCTATCCCACTGCCACTCGCCTGCAGGTGTAGCCACCGTAGTAGCCCGCACCACCACAGAATCCAGCGTAGGAATGACATCACCGCTGCGGCGCACCACGATGACCGCCCCCACACCCACGCCCTCTTTCTCGATGATCGCCGCATTATGACCCGTTAGCCACTCAATGCGTGCTCCGCCGATCGTGACCGGCTCGATCTGGATCCGCGGAATCAACACTCCCTGCCGGCTAGCGTTCCACTCCACCGCCACCACCCGTGTCTCCTCCTTCTGCTCGTCGAGCACCATCTTGAAAGCGACGGCGTCGTCCGGATTGGATGCCTCTCCGCCCTCAACCGCCAGCGGCGTCGTATCCCGGCCAAAGACAATGCCGTCCGTGGGATACAGCGAGTTTGACTTGCGCTCCATCACAAGCTTCTCCGCCTCCGCATCGGTCACATCGGCCGCCGGCAAAGTAGTCCACCACGGCGTCTCGAACCCGACATCAGCCAGCCACTTCATCTGTTTGCTCCTTATGTAGTCAATAGCACCCGCCGAGAAGGCCTGGTAGGCGACGAAGTGAACATTGCCCAGCTCGGCAGGCAGTTCGGCGGTGGAATCGAGAGACCTGTGAACCCAGCCATTGACGAGGCTACGCCCGACCGATCCGGCCGGCGTGTCCCGCGTCGGCAGAATCAGCTCGCCACGGATCATCTCGCCAACGCAAGGATTCCACTTGATTCCCTTGATAACCGCCAAGCACCGAGACACATCCACTCCTTTTACACCGTCTCCACGGAGATACAGGCGGGGATAGGCTCCGCCAACGTACAGAGCTGAAAGTCCATCCAGCTTCTCACTCACTACGTATCGCTCAGACCCCATCCGCGTCTTCCAGCGTGCTAGCCCGCCATCGCCAGGATGAATCTTGTCCAAAGACCCGAGAACGACTGGCATCAGAGTGCTGCCTCGACCGGCAGGCGGCGCTCCCACCACCTTGAGAAAGGGATGGGAAGGGGAGAGACGCCGCAGCTCGGCGAGGCTGCGATCGTACTCGGCATCGGTCATTGTGGGCGTATCCGTGTTGTGATACGCCCAGTTCGCCTTTTGCAGGGATGTAAGAAGGGTTTGAAGTGAAACGGCGGAGGACGCCATTTTGTTCGTAGGGACTTGTGGCCGGCAGGGTGTGCCCTGATCAATTTTTAGGGACAAACACCAGATGTCAGCCACTGTCACTCAGTATCTTGTGAATGTCGTGAACGCAGTCACAGGAAACACGAAAGAGGAGGAGAAGTTCACGACGGAGAATTCTGGTTCTTCGCTGTTGCTTGGACTTCTTTTTACACTTTTCATCTTCTTTATGATTAACTTTGGTGCGGCTAGACTTTCCTACTGCTACAACGTATACACAGGAAACTCTGCTTCGGCTCTGGTCTGGTCTATTCTCGCGTTCTTCTTCAGCGGTATTTACTACCCGTTCTACGCGCTGTTCCTCAATCCTCTCTGCTCGGTTGCTCCGATGACAGGATCCATGACAGGAGGCTCGCGTACTCATAGGCGTTAGACACGGCGACTTCCACGCTTTGAGCGCTTGGATTTCTTGGTCTTTTTTGTCTTGCGTGTGCTTCTGCGGCCGCCTGGCGCTGTCGCTACCACCGTTTGCGTATTTGGGTAAATAAGATTAAACTGATTTTTTATAATATTTATAACATCATTATCGTTGCCTTCATATGATGCAAGTATATCATTTAGTACTGGTGGTATACCAGAAGCATCAGCATCTTCAAAAGCAGTGTTTAGAATATCATATGCTATTTTTTCATTAGCTGTAAGAGTGTTTCTCTTTGTTAAAGGGAGAACAAACCAAGACTTCGACATTCTACTCTCCTCTTACATTTTCCGCACCGCCTCAAAAGGTCACCGGTTACCCTTAGCGGCGGCCACGGGTACTCTTTGAGCGCTTGGATTTCTTGGTCTTCTTTGTCTTGCGTGTGGTTCTGCGGCCGCCCATTATAGCGCATGCACCAGAAGCAGCGTCAGCGCCAGCATTACATTTAGGCTTTAATTTATTTAAAACTGCATTTACTTGTTTCTCAGTGACAAATGAAGAGTTCATCATATTTACCCACTCATCCTTGCAGGTTCCGTCAGTATAATCGCATCTCATATCGTAACCAGGAAGTTGCTTGTCAAGTGTAATTTTCAAGCGATTATTAGAATTTGAACTCCAATTTGTTCCATCCGTCTTAGTTGCTTGAATAAATCCTAGAACATTCCTATATATAGGAACCTGTACAATAGTGAAATTATATTGATTTAAGCTAAGCACAAAGGCTGAATTCACTAATTTTTTTAATTCTTCTAACATTTCAGCTTTCGTTGGTTCTACCCATGACTCATTTCCAGTATAACTCATTCTACTACTCCTCTCACACTTTCCGCACAGGCCCCGTAGCCGACCGCGCCAAATACGCATCGAGCGCCGCATCGTATTCATCGAAATGTTCATCAAGAGCTGCCCCCTTCTTCTCTTTTACATCAGCCTTGGATCCCTCCTTCGCTTTGCGCGCCACCCGTGTCATTGACGACTTGAGCTGCGCCGCCGCCCCCAATGCAGGATAGGCCAGCACCTCCCGAAAGAAACTCATCCCCTGTCCGACTGCCCTTGACAGCCGCACAGGATCTGCCACCAGAGACGCAGCCGCCGGAACTTTCCACCTAGGAACTTCCGCACAGATCAGAATCATAAGCCCTAAGCAATCCCGCCGCAACCGCGCCGGCATCCTCGCTTCACTGCCAGAATACAGACGCGTGAGTTCATGGAACTCCTCGTTCATTCGGACGAGTCCCTTGGCCGCAAGTTCCTTATACACCTCCTCTAACAAGGCTGCAATCCAGAGGCCAATATCTCTCTTCGATCGTCCAGTTCCCCTATCCTTTGACGAAAGCCCAGACCCCTTCGTGGCTTTCCGCAAACGCCCATCCTCTTCCAGACACCACTTTGCCCAGAACAGAGCGCGCTCCGTAGCTCCGTCTTGGATTGCCTTACACAGCTCATTCCCAACGAGGTACAGTGTGGTTGAATCCGCCTCTGAAGACCAGACTGCCCGTGTTGCCCGTGTCTCGGGAGATCCCGCCACACCGCGGATCCATCCTTCCCGCTTTGTGTCCTCTCCCACGCGAGGCCACACTAGACGCATCCGTCGCGGACAGAGTTGCAAGACAAGAACCGCCTCTGCAATCCCACTCTGAACATCCGGGTGGGCGTAGAACGCTTCCTGCGGCATCACGCCAGCCCGTTTCTCAAGCTCCGTCACACGATCACGCAAATAAACAAAAATACGCGGATTCGCCAGCCCAATGTGCGTGAACGCATAGTCATACACTCCGCGGATCCACAGATCGAGTCCGCCACTGCATACCAGATCTGCGGCAAAATGGAGCAGCTTTCCACTCGCCACTGCGCCTTGCTCGCCCAGGGCGGCCAAATAACATCCATACGCCTCTGGGACAAGATATCCGCATCGCGTTCGGGGACCTGTAGATTCGGCGACAGGTCCTCGAACTTCAAGTTGTATCGGGGCTCGATGAACAGTCAGTTCCATGCTAGAGTTACTTGCCACAGTATTTTGCACTCACGAAACGCCGTCCGCTCGAACGCGTTAGAAGTCCCTTTGCCTTCAGAGACGCTTTCTGGGTAAACCCGATCGATTTCCCCGCACGATAACGGCGAAGAGTCTTACGATTCTTGGCCGTTGCCTTGTATGTACACGCCATTCTACTTAGTGCTTCTTAGTCGCCTTCTTGCCCTTGCGAGTTGGCTTCGCCTTACGAGTCGCCTTCACCTTACGGGTTGGCTTCGCCTTACGCTTCCCGCCACCCACCAGCTTCAATCCACATCCGCAGGCCATTCTACATCAGTCTTATAATTAAAATGATTATGGCACATATTAAGCAAAGGAGAGCCAAAACCAGCAGAGATTTTTCAGTTGTGATAGAATTATAAAAAGGCTGCTGCTGCTGCTCGACTTGCTGCTCATTCAAAGATGTACTCGGCACTTTACAATGACAGATAGGACATTCAAACCCCCCCTTTTTAACATAGTAAGCAGTCCAGCATTGCATGTGACACGACACTTGGCAAGAACACGGAATATCACGATACAATTCAAAAGTAAGAAGTTCTACTGAAGACTCCGCCGTCCCTTCGTCTAGACAAATGAAACACACCTCTGCAGATGGTGGAGTCAATGCCATCCTCTTCTGGTGTATGCAATCTTCTATAAATGTACTGCAACGGCACAACACTTAACACTCCTCTTTAGCATCAAGTTTATAGAGCCAAAACATCAGGCAATTCAGAGTCACCTCCTTATTACACGTGACCACTGAGATATACTTGAATGGCGAGGTTCCATACTGATATAGGTCGCCTGACTTTGTTTGATTCGTTGTGTCAAAGGAGGGTATCGTGAGTTCCTTGCACATCGTATTATCCGATGTATTCGTGTAGCAGTAGAGTTGCTGGCCGCGCTCTCCGCGAGTATTGGATCCGTAGATCGTGACCTTTTCGTGCTTCTGAATACAGGATAACTTCATTCTCGGCGGCGGGCAGTTCAGAGTCTTGACGCGATTGTAATCGCCGAGATCGAGCTGAACACCTTCCTGAGTCACTTCGAGGCCGTGGCGATTTGTTTTGAGAGGCGCGCAGCTGCCCAGTCCATACGCAATGACATTGAACTGCGCGCTGCCGCAGCCGACGGTGTAGACGTGGCGGGGTTCAGGACATGTCTCTGTGAACTCCAGGTTCGCCGATACACAGGAATATTTACAAGGAGGACCCGCGGGACCCGCGGGGCCACGGGGACCCTCAGGTCCGCGGCAACCCTCGGGTCCACGGCAGCCCTTCGGTCCCTCAGGTCCGTGGCAACCGCGATCGCCCTTCGGCCCTGTCGGCCCTGGATGTCCTGTTGGTCCGCGCTCTCCCTTGGCTCCATCTAGGCCACGGCAGCCCTTGGCTCCTTCAGGTCCACGCTCGCCCTTGGCTCCTTCGTGACCACGCTCACCCTTGGCTCCATCAGAGCCACGGCAGCCCTTGGGTCCTTCGTGGCCAGGAGGCCCAGGAGGCCCACGAGGTCCACGCACCACACATACCTTCTTACACTTGTCTTCACAGATCCTTTTGCGACACTCACAGTGGCTGTCGTCTTCTGACTCAGAGCTATGACTGCTGCGGCTTCCACGGCTTCCACGGCTTCCTCGGCTTCCACGGCTTCCTCGGCTTCCACGATCTACATAGGATATGCTGTCGCACATACTGTCTAGATCGGAGGCAAACCTCTCGCCCACACGTCATACGCTAGCGTTTTTAGGCTATTGTCACTGTCGCACAGGCGCCACGATTGAGCGCGGCACCCCTCCAGTCTGTGGAGATACAGATCAAGTCAAACTCGTTGAGTGTAACGGATCCTGTTGCTGCATTCGCATACGGCGCAACTGTACCATCCGTGATCGTCACAGTCAGAGAAGAATCAACACCATTCACATTCAGTGTAGCCTTGTACGGTCCTGCGCCAGATGACTCACGGATGCTGAAGACGATTGATGTTGCTACACACGCTTTCGGTACGACGACAGTGCAGCGGTAGTAATCAGGGGAACCCTGGTCAACGCCGAGACCAAAGTAATTGCCTGAAGGCAGGGACGTGTAAGAGGCGAAGTTGTAGATGCTCGCAACCACAGCCCCTGTCGGTCCCACCGGTCCCGTCGCACCCGCACCTGTCGGCCCCACAGAACCTGTGGCTCCATCCGCACCTGTCGGTCCAGTCGGTCCCGTGGCTCCAGCACCTGTCGGCCCCGCGGCACCTGTTGGTCCAGCCGCACCCGATGCGCCAGTCGATCCCGCACCTGTAGGTCCACGCGCGCCCGTGTCACCCTTACATCCTTTGGCACCCTCCTCGCCTTTCGATCCCGTGGGTCCTGTCGGCCCTGTGGAACCACGCTCGCCATCTTTCCCACGGCACCCTGTCGGTCCTGTGGGACCCTCTTCACCCGTCGATCCAGGGCAGCCACGGTCGCCCATACACCCCTTTTCACCACGGCATCCCGTGGGACCAGTGGGACCTGTCAGGCCGTTAGCTCCGTGATAACCCTGCTCACCCTTCTCACCAGGACAGCCTTCGGGGCCAGGCTCGCCTTTAGGTCCGACACATCCCGCTTCGCCAGTATCGCCCTTGTATCCACGGACTCCACGCTCACCCATTTCGCCCTGGTCACCCTTGTCTCCTTTCTCGCCCTGGTCACCCTTGTCTCCCTTCTCGCCCTTGTTGCCCTTATCACCTTTGGCGCCCTGTTCGCCCTCCTCACCCTCCTCTCCTTTATCACCTGTGTCGCCCTTCTCACCCTTCTCGCCCTTCTCGCCCTTCTCACCCCTCTCACCCTTGTCGCCTTTTTCACCCTTCTCGCCCTCTACGCCTTGAGGACCCTGCCGACCCTTCTCGCCACGTTCTCCATTCTCACCAGGCTCGCCCTGACGACCCTTGTCGCCTTTCTCACCCTTCTCCCCCTTCGGCCCTGTGGGACCACGAGGACCAGGGCAGCCGTGCTTCCCGTCCTTACCATCCTTTCCGTCACGGCAGAACTTGCTCGGCTTACAGAGGTCACGACCACCACCGCAACTTCCGCAGCCGCGTCCACCACACCCGCAACCAGACTCGTGATCGCTATGTCTGCACTCACCGCCCCTCTTACAATCATCGCAGTCGCAGTCTGACATTATATCTACCCGGTAGCATTTATCACTACCACGTAACCAATTAAACGGTCTCGTAAATCTACACATAGTCTAAATGGCTCCGCCTCTCTGGTCTCACAAATACTACCGCGGCCTCACCCGCAAGAAGCAACGTGAGCGCAAGAAGGAAATCGCCAAGTTCGGTGCTCTCGGCACGTCCGATCCTAAAGCTTATGTTGGATTCAAGACAAACCGAGGCGTCAAAACCCGCAAATCCTCTTACACTCAAGCCTGGAACCGCCGCTTCCCTCTGGCTAAAAGCTTAGCCGCCCGCTCAGCCGCCACAGGCGTTCCGCTTCGTTTCATTCAAGAGTCTTATAACCGTGGCATGGCCGCGTGGCGGACAGGACACCGTCCAGGTGCAACTCAACAACAATGGGGATACGCCCGTGTATCCTCTTTCTTACTCTGCGGCAAAACCTACCAGACAACAGATTCTGACTTAGCCCGTGAAGCCAAACGCATCAGCCCAGCCGCCGCGAGGTGGTGGAGCAAGTGTTAGATCTGGTGCCACATTTGTTGTGCGCCCACGGCGTGCCTTCTTTGCAACGGCGACCGGCTCGGCGACCGGCTCAGCTGCCGGCTCAGCGGCCGGCTCGGCGACCGGCTCGGCGACCGGCTCAGCACAAGCAACAATAACAGGCTGGACGACAGGCGTGAAGGATCCAGGCAGAACAACTGAATTCAGAACACCATCCATCCCTTTTACAGGAGTTGTAGACGCACCCTCTACGAGGCGCCAGAGGTCATCACTAGAGTCTTGCTTATGATCCTCAGGCACACAGACCTTAACAGACAGAGCACCCCCTTTTACACGATGCTCTGCAAAGAGATCGGGCAGAAGAACACCAACTGTCCCTGTCCCATCCTCATGCGCAAACAGATTTGCGTGTACGAGACACCCGGGCGTCGAACTATCATTCAGAGCCTCAACATACACACTGGCTTCACGGGCGCGTCCAGGATATACGGCCTGTATAGGCAAGACGATAAGTTGCTCACTCGCCATTTCTATCTATCTTACGTATTCTAAACGGTTAGTCCAAAGATACGCTAGCGTTGGGTCAGAGGCCATTTACGAGTCCGCCTCCATATCCTCACGTGTCTGCTTGAGACGGCGGATTAGGGGCTCCACCGCCTTCTCCCACGTGTAACTGAGAGCCGTCTTCTTTGCCGCGATTCCGTGAGCAAGACGCTTGCTCGTGTCGAGCAAGTACTCCTCCATTCCTAGGCAGAGATCGTGGGGATCCATCGCCGACGCCTCGCCACCCACAGGTGAGTACACCATTGGCTGATAGTAGCGATACTTCGGCTCGACGAGAACAGAATTCTCCTTCTTACAGAATTCCTTGAACCCGCCAATATTCGGCACAACCTGCGGAACACCGACGCCCATCTGCTCGAAGTTGCAGAGACCCCAACCCTCACCGTCCGCTGCTGATACACCCACATCCGCCAGATTGTAAAAGGTATTGATGTCCTCATCGCGGAAGACCATGTCCTGCGACGAGATCATCAGACGATTGGCGAAATGCTCGACGGGCACACCTCGCAGCTTGAGCTCCCGCTGGTAAAGCTCAAAGATCCACCAGCCACCCTTCTCACCCTTGTCACAAATGCACATAAGGAACGCCGGCTTCGTGGGGTACTTCACAACCAACTCGACGAAGGCCATAATCAAGATATCATAACGCTTGCGAGGCTGGTTGCGATTTACAGAGAGGTAAATCATTGCATCCTCAGGCAACTTCATCTCCTTACGGATTTGAGCGCGCGGCAGAGTCTTGAACATCTCAGGCTCGAAGCCGTGAAGGATTACATCAATGGGGCGATTCACGCCCTGATCCTTCAGGCACTGCTTCCAATACGGCGTGAAGGCAAAGATGCGCTCCGCCTTCATATTGAGGGTGTCAATGTATCCCTGGAGCTGCGTCGTGTACACCTGATCAACATAGACCCAGGTCTTGAAGTTCTTAGGAATACCCGACTTGTCCATCTCCATCAGAAACTTGCCTACGATTGACATATCGTTGTAGATCATCACCACGTCAGGGGAGTGCTTGCGGATCGCATCCGGCAGCTGCTTGAATCCGAAGCCCTGCTCGAACGGCTGCTCCTCCGCGCAGGCGTCAATCACCTTGATAGTCGACGGATAGACGCGGTAGTTATCCGCAAACTTCTGGTTGGGAAACTTCTGGAATCCGAAGTGGACAACCTCGAGCCACGGAACGCGAGCGAGCTGCTGGAGAATACCCCAGGAGACCTTGCTGTAGCCCGTATACTGATGACAGTGAGTGCTGACGAGCATGAACTTGAGCTTCTTTCCCTGCGTCGTGGACGCGGACGCGGACGCGGGCAGCACAGACGACGCAGTGATGGGATTTGATGGCGAAGCCGTCGACGCAGCAGTCGACGCAGCCATTCCCGGCGTCCCCGTTAGAATTGACTGTAGGTTTCGTAGGTACTCTGGCTGAACCTCCATTCTGGCAGACTTCCACTGCTACATTTAGGCCTTGTTAAAGGGAAGTGGCCTCTCTCCTCTATGAGCCATATAACTGTAGCATCTATTCTGCCCGCCCCTAGTCTGCAAGCTTCAACGCTCGTTATTCGGGAAAAAGATCGCAAAAAGAAGATTCCTGTCGCCTTTCGTGAGCAGATCTGGCTTCGAGACTGTGGTCGTAGCTTTGAAGCCAAGTGCAGAGTCTCCTGGTGTCAGAATCGTATGACCGTATTTGATTTTCAGGCAGGGCATAATATTCCAGAATCAAAGGGTGGGGCAACGAGTCCCGATAATCTGATTCCGATTTGTGCTCGCTGCAACAGTTCAATGGGTGACAGGTACACAATTACAGAGTGGTCAGCTCTAGCCGCACAGGCAGCAGTTCGTAACGTCTGTCCTCCCAAGAGTGGATGGTGCTGCTAACCTAGACGCCAACCTGGAAGGCTTCGCGCACCGCCTTGCGTGCATCACCCTTCATCACCTCCCACGCAATCATAAGTTGAGACCTGTACTGTTCGTACACTTCAGGTTTGGACTTCAGCGTGAAGATGATCTCCGCCGCATTCTGCCAGGAGCTCGCCGCGAGCAGCGGCAGCCAGCGCCCGAGCCAGGTGAAGAAAGCATCCTGGCCACCCTCTTTTACAAGAACGGGAATCGCCCCCGCCTCCAGCGCTTCATAGATGCGGAACGTCTCAACATTGTTGCCAGCAGGGCACGGTACGCACCAGGTGTTCAAGAGAACAGCCAAGGTCTCCTCACGCCCCAGCATGGCCGGCGAGTTCCACTCGTCCATGAAGACTAGCCGCGACTCACCTATCTGCGCTCCCGCTGCCACCAGCGGTGCCAGCTTCTCCCGCCGCCCCGCCCAGCCTGTTCCGATGAAAGACCAGGCCAGTTCGCGGAAAGGAGGACGCGGCGTGTGGATCGCTGGCTCGCCATTCGGAATCGCCCAGTGGAAGCCGAGAGGAATGACCCGCGCCTTCGCAGGCAGATCCGGTCGAACATAGTTCCTGACCACGCCCAGACATGCCGGCCAGTCATAGAAATCAATCGGATCCTTTCCAAACTCATCACTCAAGTGGAGGACATAGAAGGTGGCTCCGGCTGCCGCCCACCGTGCTAGGATTAGCCGTGTCTCGTCAACATGAGGTCGCTGAACGACGATGATAGGAGAATCGGTAGGAGGCTGCTCCCCATCCAAACGCTCCACCTCAAGCGCAATGCGCGCATTGTCCCAAAGAATCTGCTTGAACCAACTGAACTCATACCACTTGCTCACGTCCTGCACCGGTCCCGCTACGCTGACCATCCTCCGGCTGCTAAGGGGTGGGGGCGCAGCAACCTTTGCGACCGTGGAGACAAGCTCCGCTGGCGCCGGCGGCGCAGCACCGATAACCACGTCGACCGTGGCTGTGGCAGCGGGAGCATCCGCCGCATCCGCCAACGCCCCCTCAATGTCTAGATCCAAGCCGTCCGTCGCGCAGGCCGCCACCTCCGCTTCCGAGAACCGCTCCGTATTATTCCACAAATCACTATCGAATCCATCCACGCGTGAAAAATCATTGAATTGGCTGTTCTGGTAGCGCGGGTCATCATCCTGATAGCAGCCACCCAACAGAGGATTCATAAAGTAAATATTCAACACATCTTGGATATTGCAGATCATATGATCCGCCGATGTCCAGTAGCCACCGCGGTCACGCAACCCCTTTAACACCTTCTCTGCACCGCGCCTAGACAGAACATAAGAATAGGCACAAAAGTGGAAATACCGATTGGGCTCATTCTGTCCAAATACCTGATTCAGCTTGATGCGACCCACGAACTCATTCACCTTCTCAGTACACGCCTCAAACCCGGCCTTGTTCGGAGGCAGGATTCCTCCCAGATAGATCACATCCCAGTCGCTAGGAATCGCATCTGCCCGCTGTGCCTTGCGCCACACATCAAGCCAGCCTGGCCGGAGACGGGCGTCGTCCTCCAGAATCAAATAAGACTGAATCTCCTCGGGCTCCTTGACCAGGCGGTTCCAAAGTGCAAGATGGCTGAGGGCACATCCCATGACCGGCTTCTTCCAGGCAAAGTCGTGGGGGGCAAAGAGGCGCTTGATCCGAGGAGTTAGCGTTAGCCCCCGTCCCTCAAAGGCAGACAGTCGGTGCATCCGATCGCGGATATCGGGGTGCTCCTCCATCACCCGTTTCAGACGATCGGCGCGGCGATCCAGATTGATGACCCAGACATCGTCAATATCTGCCGCCACCGGCTTGTGAAGAATGAAGTAGCCGCGATGACAGTAAATGGCCGCCCCCCGCAAGAACGTCTCGCGGATGCTCACATCGCAGTATACAGAGTCCAGGTCGACGCGAGGAACTCCTAGACGCCCAGACACAACGGACAAGATGCTCTGGTCGTGGCGGTGACCATACGGCTTTCCGTCGGCCGCCATACCAGCCCATTTTGCACCTGCGATGACCGCGCGCTTCTGCCCCCATGTCCACGCCTCCCAGAACAGCTTGCAGGCGAGAGGAGCTCCGCCAACAAACGCGATCGACCCAGCCCAGATCTGCTTGGCCTTCAGCTCCTCGCCAGTGACTGCGAGAGCCTGGCGGAACTCGGCGTGACACCAATGCTCATTGTCCTGGCGGGGATCCTCGAGAACAGCCACACCGGCGGAGCGGGCAGCACTCAGCCAGGCACGAGGCCAGCGGCAGAGAGTGGTGCCTGCGTCCATGTACAAAGCCGGCCGCCCGGCCAGCGTCGGATCCGCCGCCGAATTTGCAAGAAGCCAGAGCTTCCAGGCAAAGTGTTCGGGCGCCCACTGATCGGCAAAGGTTGCAGGAGCTTCCTTAGGAAACCGGCGAATCTCGACGAACGGGTAGGCGGCAACAATCTCGGCGTCCCGCTCCGCCGGAACATCAGGAAAGAGATAGACTCGAGCATTCAGTTCGCATCCACCGAGGCGCTGCTTTTCAAGCGAGCTGAGAAGGTGATTCAGAGATTCAAGGAACTTCGAGTTCGCCGCCGTAATAAAAAGCGCTGTGTCCCAACTGGCTGTGGTTGCGGGCACAGCGGCAGGCGCGGCTGCCGCCGCAGGAGCAGGAGCAGGAGCAACAGGCGCGGCTGCCGCCGCAGGAGCCACAACCGGATCCTCCTTCAGTCCCAAGAACTCTGGCACGGCCATGGCCGGGTCAACCAGCCTCCACATCCGCCGAGCACACTCCCCCAAAGTCCGCCGCGCCAGATCCCGGCGCACCTCATTCAATGCCGGCGTTCCATAAATCCTCAACCACTCTGCCGGATCCGTATCCACCTTTTGCACAGCCTGGACAAGTTCCGCACTCGTCGTGAAGTCCCGCGCATCAATGAATCCATTCGTGTCAAAATCCCGCTCAACGCGAGGATCACCCCAATAAATCGGCACACATCCCGCCGCCTTGGCGTGGAGGAGCTTCTCCGTGGTGTAGCCAGGAGCCGCGGCGTTTTCATAGGCAAGACAGAACTTGTAATCCTTGAGGAACTCGTGCTTCCGCAGCTCTCCGCCACCACCGCCCAGGCCGGCAAAGATCCCGTCCCCGACGTTGTTGAATAGACGACCGGCCGAGTCCACCGGCTTGTAGCCTGAGAGCCAATGAAACGCCGCGTTCCGCATCGGCTGGCACGGATTTGTAACAACGAAGGCGGCGAACTTGGAATGGCGGCCGAGTTCCGACATCGGCGCCGGCTTCAGAACCCTCGCCAGCGGAAGAGGCTTCGGATTTCCAATTCGCTCCGAGTCGGCGCCGAACCAGTTGATCTCGAGCATCCAGAGGGGAAGGCGCAGATAGTTGCCGTGATTACCATCCATATGCTTGTATCCCAAGTTGAGCTTGACATCCTCCTGAATCACGGGCGGTGTGTTCTCTCCGGTGTAGTGAACCTTGGGTACCGTGGTTGCGATCGTCTTCCACTTATCACCGAAGGGACCAAAGATCACAAGATCAATGCCTTCGGCAACGCTCGATCCGATCACCGGCCGTCCCGGCGCCGCAGCCTCCAGCAGGAGAGTGAAGAAGTTGTACTCCGGGCGGAACCCATCCCACATATCGCAGAATCCTACACGGAGCGGCTTACCTGTGGGTAAGGGCGCGGCAGCCCTCTGGGTAGTCGCTTCGCTTACAGCCCCAGCCCCAACCACAACACCCTTTTTAACAACGTCTATGGAAGCCGCCTCCCAGGCCGCCTGCCTCCCCGGCGCCAGGCAGCTGAACTGTTCCAGAATCTTCCGGCGCACATCCATCAGCCGATCCACACCTCCGGCCACAACCGCCCCCTCCGTCACCTTTTCAAATGCGACCCTTCCGGCGCTGATGTCATTGTCCGGATAATACCCTCCGAACTCACGGAGCAGCGTACAGTTGTGCACAACGGGAATGCCCACCCACATCGCATCGAGCACATACTGCCGCAGAGGTGTGAAGCGGGAATGTGCAAGAATCACTGACTTCGGATCATAGACCCAATCAACAACGCGCTGACGACCGAGGAAGTCGCCGCTGATGTCAGGCACGTCAGAGAATGCGTGGTTCAGAACATTAAACCGAAAGAATTCACTCTTTTTAACATGTTCCGCATTGTGGATCTTCGCCTTTGCGGCGAGCGCGACCTGAGTCTTCAAACGGACTTCACGCAGAATGAATAAAGGAATTGTACACGACGAGGCTGAGCTGGTGTTTGTCTCGCAAATGTGGACAGACCATGGCTGCTTAGCCACATCTGGCATCTCTAGAACCTGCGGCCAAACCGGCGCATTCATCTCACGGCGGTGGAATTCAATCGCCGATGGCGTCCAGAGAAACGGGACACGACGCACGGTCTTCCTCGTCAGCACCTCAAGATACTGGATATCGTCGGCTGACGTCATCTCGTCTGTCACCCAGATCTCTGCAACCGCCTCCAGATCCCGCAGCGGGTTCTCAAATGGGAAGAGCGATGCCTCGATGTCATGGAAAATGGCTCCACGACGGCAGAGCCACACACAGGGACACGCGGCCGCGGCACGTTGGGCAGATGTAAGAAGGTGGTTGCTGACTTCGATCACAAGATCATACTGAGCCGCCGCTAGATCGACCGCACGTGCTCGCTGCCACTCGGATGCCAATCCTTTTACATCGTCCCACCACAGGCCTTCCTTGGGATCACCGACTCCGAGAAGTGTCGGCGTGTGTCCACGGCTTCGGAGAGCCTCTCCGATTGCGAGTGCGGTTACAGGTGTACCGGCACTGAAATACGAGAATTGGAAATTGACCGTGACGGCGATCTTCATCCTCTCGACTGTTCTTCGTTAGATGTGGAGGGGTGGACTTTAGGCGCAGGCCGCACGCCGCACGGGTTTGACAGGACAAAGTAGATGGCTGCGGTTGAGGCAGACCCGCAGTATGATGTTGTAAACTCATATCAAGGGGCGTTTGGTCCACCTACACTTGGGCATTATCAGGCTATGAAGTTTGCGGCAGAGGCTACACTACGTGATTTTCCTGGTAAAAATATTTTGATGTTGTTCATGCCGACTGCGGCAGGAAGTGCAAAACCACACCTCCTTTTAACACAAGACGAACGTATTGCTGCACTAAATATTTATTGTGAAATGTTAAAAAAAGAAATAAATGATCCGAGAATCGAGTTTGAAGCAAGCACGATTGAGTATGATATATATAACAACAAAAAGTCTACTGCTACTATTTTAACATTAGAAAAACTTAGAGAGTTATATCCAAAGGCTACACTATGCTTAACAATGGGATTAGATAATTTATTCGACTTGCCGTTTTGGAATCGTGTCGAGGAGTATTCTACTTTTATAAACACTATTTATGTTCCAGATCGTGATATTTCAAGCGAAGATATATACAAAACAGAAGAAACTACATTAAACGGAATTCCACTTCGTTTTAACAAATTTGCTTCGTGGGATACAAAGGAGGCCAAACCTCTAAATATAGATACTGTTAAACATAAATTAGAAGGACTAAACTTTCATATGCTAGGTAAACCTGCCCCCACAAGTTCTTCCTTACTTCGGATAGCGTTACTAAAGTATTATGGTGGGGATGAAATAAAATATGAGCATGTAAAGAAGTTAGAAGGAAGAGAAGCTGTGCGCCTGGAAGCAGAAGATGAGATGAAAACGAAGGATCCGTGGTATATGTCTTATTTAAAAACAAATCATCTTGAAAAACCTGAAAAAATAGCCTCATTTAATACCGACTATGCTGCATCTGGCCTGGCCAGCGGCGGCGCCCGTTCCTCCCCTTCTAACAGAATGGCCACAAAGCACCAATACGAGTCGACCGTCAAAGGCACTATGGCGTGGGCAAACTCTGAGCTGGAGCACGTGGGGCGTATTGCGTCCGTCAAGGACAAGGATCTCCAGTACTCCTATGCTCTCTCAACGGTGAATGGGATGGCGCACCTTCGTGATGCACTTGTGGAGCTTGCAAGCGATCGTTCTTACAACCAAGAATACCCTGAGATTGCACGCACGCATAACGCAGTTGTACGTGTGATGAAGCACCTCATTCGTGAGTATAAGATCAATCTTAACACAATTCGTGCTTTCAATACACGGAAAGTCTTATCTGACTTTTCGTATTTGAAGAACGGGAAGGGCATACGGAAGGGCACACGCAAGGTTAAGAAGGCTAAGAAGGCCTCTAAGCGCCGTGGCACGCGCCGCTCTTAGGCCTCACTCACCAAAGGTTGTGAGAGTCTCCTCTCACTCACCGTAGGTTGTGAGGCACAGGCCTCACTCATAATCCCTAAACGCCAACCCAACAGGGAATCGTGGAATACCATCGGCTGTCAGCTCCTGGTATCGCACTGTCAACTTCTTTCCAATGTACTCCGCACGACGACGCCACAACTCCGCCCGCTCCTCGTGCGTTCCACGAGGACGAACACGGAACTGGCGGCCACCTTCCGTCTTACACACCCAGATGACAAGACCCTTCTCCTGGCCTTCGCCCTCTTCAGCCCCTACCACTTCAAACTCTGCATCCTCAAACTCCTTGTACTTTTGCAAGTGGTACGACCGTGTCGCCAGTTCATAGGGTCCCGCCTTGTTGCGAACGATCAGACCTTCATAGCCAGCCGCCACATACTTGTCGTGGAGCCCCTTGAGATCCGCCGCCGATGCTGCCTCCTCAGTCGGCAAGAGCTGAACGTGTGCAAAGCGGTGCTTGGCAAAGAATGCGCGCAGCCGAGCCAGACGCTCCGAGAAGGGTCCTGACGCCACGCAATCATAGACCCAGAGCTTTACATGTTGGAGCTGGACACGATCTGCATCCGTGTACTTCTTCTTTCGCACAAGTCCTACGAATTGCTGGAAGGAAAGCGTGTCCGAATACACCTCCCCATCTAACACCAGGCCTTCTGCGTTAGCAGGTCCCAGCTCTGCCAAGATATGCTCCAAGCCCGTGAAGGGTTTGCCCATACGCGTCGTCAGGACTCCATTGTTATAGATGGAACGAACACCATCCAGCTTGGCTTGCGCGAAGGCAGGGAAGACAATCTTCTTGCCCTGCTTGTGGTAATCGTGGGCTAACATTGGAAGGAGCGCTTTTCCTTGCACCGCAACCTGTTCGTTCTGGGCGGCACGAGGAACCTGTGCGTTGCCGAGCGCCTCCGCATATCCTGAATCCTTCTTCTTCTTCCAGTCTGCTGTCGCCTCTAACAATGCTTGCTGATGGGCGGTGCGACCCGCCTTGCCGCGTTCAACCTCCTTTTCATTCACTTGCATTTTGCCTCCTTCATACCCATACGTAACCGTGATGGTGGCTGTCTCAAACTCGCCGCGCTTGACGCGGATGCTCCACACCTGTGTCTTTCCTACTTTTGACTTGCTATAGAGCGTCGGGAAACGGCCAGGAGAGAGAGGCTTAGCCGGTTCAGCGGGAGCTGCGGGAGCCACAGGCTTGGGCGCGGGAGCAGGAGCCGCAGGCTTAGGAGCGGGAGCAGGAGCCACAGGAGCAGGAGGAGCAGCGAGAACAGCAGCCAATGACTTGCGGCGGATCGCAGCAGGTTGAGCAGTAGGAGGCGCAATCTTAGGAATAGGAAGCGGCTGAAGAGGAGTCAGCTTTACAACGGCAGGAGCAGGAGCCGCAGGAGCCGCAGGAGCCGCAACGGCAACAGCAGGAGCAGCAGCAACATCCTCCTCTAACATTTTCCCAAACCGTTCAATCCATGCCTTGCGAGCGTTAATCTCTTCCTTGCGATTCGTGATTCTGTTATAGAAATTCTTCAGCTTGCGAACCGTATTCCGATTCTTTGCGCGCTGCGAAGCGTTAGCATTTCCCCGCGCGCCCCGCCGAGTACGCGCCCTCTCCACAACAGGATTCAACATCCCATTTAACAAGCGTCCAAAGGTCTCGGGCTTCTCGGCAAGAACCGCGTCCATCTACTAAATACCTTCTATCAACTTCCCCCACGCCCTCTGCACCTCAGGATTGTAAGGGGAATGCCGCCAAGCCAGCGACCGTGCGTGAGACCGATACATTGCTGCATTGTCCTTGTGAGCTGAGCGAATGCGCTCAATCAGCTCCACCGCCCCCGCGATATCAGATCCCTTGTATGCATAGCCAAACTCGCTCCAGTCTGTCGCATTGTGTAAGACAGGATAGCCTGTCCAGAAATACTCGAGAACCATGTAATTGTACTCGTTATTCAGCTGGTGGCAGACAGGAATCGCCGACGGGTAGTCACGCAGAATCGTCAGAAT